GATTGACGGGAGCCACCGGATTGACAGGACCCACCGGATTGACGGGAGCCACCGGATTGACAGGACCCACCGGATTGACGGGAGCCACTGGCTTGACGGGACCCACCGGATTGACGGGAGCCACTGGATTGACAGGACCCACCGGATTGACGGGAGCCACTGGCTTGACGGGAGCCACTGGCTTGACGGGACCCACTGGCTTGACGGGACCCACCGGATTGACAGGACCCACTGGCTTGACGGGACCCACCGGATTGACGGGACCCACCGGATTGACGGGAGCCACTGGACTGACGGGAGCCACTGGACTGACGGGAGCCACTGGACTGACGGGAGCCACTGGATTGACGGGAGCCACTGGATTGACTGGAGCCACTGGATTGACGGGAGCCACTGGATTGACTGGAGCCACTGGATTGACGGGAGCCACTGGATTGACTGGAGCCACTGGACGGACAGGAGCCACTGGACTGACAGGACCCACTGGCTTGACGGGACCCACTGGCTTGACGGGAGCCAACGGACTGACAGGGCCCACTGGTATCCAGGGAATTACGGGACCCACGGGAGCCGCCGGAACAGGAGGAGGAGGGTTCGCAGTGATCTATGGATCCACTGGAACGACAGGTGCTCTGTTAACAGTCACGGGTGCTACGGGCGCATATGCGAATTCTAACTTGACATTCGCAGGTGGAGTTTTGACAACAGCCTCCGTGAGTGCAACCTCCGTGAATGTATCCAGTGGATACACTGTGAACAATGCGAACGTGGCCCAGGCGGGCTCTAACTTTTTAGTAGCGACTACCAGTGCTGCTCCATATATGGCGTACTCTTACGATGGTGTGAATTGGTCGGGTGGCAGCGGCTTGCCCAGTGGCTTCGGTGTGGAGGGAGCAGTCGCATGGAACGGGTCAATGTGGGTCGCGGCCGGCGCGGGATGGATCTACGCGCCATCCGTCTGTTACTCATCTGACGGTAAGACCTGGCGTTCGGGGTCGGGTGGACCTACGTACTATGGGCGCGGCGTTGCATGGAATGGATCTATGTGGGTAGTTGTTGGAGGTTATTTTGGTTTTGGCGGAGCGACGTGCAACGTCCAACGATCCTATGACGGTAAGACCTGGTCAAATTCAACGTCGGGTGGATTTTCAGTCCAAGGCACCGGTATCGCATGGAACGGATCAATGTGGGTAGCAGTTGGAAACGGTGGAAGCGCGTTGAGCAATATACAATATTCATACGACGGTGCGAAGTGGTTGCCTTCAGTATCTGGCGCCTTTACAAGCCTAGGAAACGGTATTGCATGGAACGGGTCATTATGGATAGCAGTTGGAAACGGTGGCAGTGCGGCGAGTAACATCTTGCGTTCGCGGGATGGCAAGACTTGGTTGCCGTCATCGTCGGGCGGATTTTCAGTCCAAGGAAACGCTATCGCATGGAACGGATCAATGTGGGTAGCAGTTGGAAACGGTGGAAGCGCGTTGAGCAATATACAATACTCATTAAATGGTTCAAACTGGTTGCCTGCTGTGTCAGGTGGATTTTCAGGCCTAGGATATGGTATCACATGGAATGGGTCGGTGTGGGTAGCAGTTGGAAACGGTGGTGGGGGATCTTCCGTGAGCAATATACAATACTCATTAGATGGTTCAAACTGGTCGGGGGGAACTGCAACCTACAACACTACGTACGGCATCGCATCAAGAACCGTTCTTCCATTTATAGGAACAACTCCCGCACCCGTGACAACCGGGCCTGCGCGAGTGCTTCTTAATTGCGGCTGTTCGTATGTAATGAACAACCAGGGACCTTATTCTATAATAGCATCGTTTGGATCACCGTGTGTGATAATCACGCAAACCGCTACTGTATATTTACCAACCACTGGTACGGGTGTTGTGTATGTAAACCCGTTAACGTGCGCGGGCACGGCTGTCAGTAATGTCATCAATGTATCGGCGGGCGGCACTGTCCGAACTGCGTCACAAACGATTGCGTTCAATGGTTCGGTCTCTGGAAACATACTAGGCGGATACGGTCCTGCATCGATTGCGTATAGCACATGTGCATGCACGGGTGTTAACACATACATTGTAACACAGGCAGGGGCTGGCAACGTTACGAGCCCGTATTCTGGATTCGCAGCGATAACGGCGAAGACGACGCTCTAAATAGAGACAGCAACTGTGAGAACACCGGAAAACAGTGCGAATGTAACTGTAATACCAGGAAACATAGCACTCAATGTACTCTCGACCGAATCCTGCGACATGTTCAAACAAAACAACACAAACCCCAACCCGTTCCGAAACACCCCATCCGAGCACAACTGCCCGCCCCCCGGAACTATGCATGTCCAAATAGGGAACATGGGTGGAGATCCGGACTGTACCCATTGAACCAATGCGGTCTTTGTTGACTCCGGGTCCATGGTAAACATAGATTGAAACTGAGCCATGTACTTGTCTTGAGAACTCACGATCGGGGCTCCAACTGCTGTTTGCAGGTCATCAATGGACACAAGCGCTGTCCCCGTGAACCCGGTTGGAAGGTTGGGTAGCGTGCCGGCAGCGGGCTGAAAACGAAATGGACCAGTGGGTCCCGTGCTCATATTACTATTGTATTGGTATAATTTACATAGAGCGGAATTCCGGCAATCTTGAACGTCATCTCATGATGGACGTGACCGCAAATCCACGCCAAAAGAGGAAATGTAAACATCTCCTCTTTTGGTACGCAGAACCCCGCAAACGGGTAGACTTCTGGACTCATTGACTTGTATTGCCCGTATAGACTGGCTGGAATGCGATTGCTAGGCATGAAATGAGATGCGATCACTAACGTCTTCCCATCCTCCTTGCACTTGGAAATTGTGCGTTTAAGAAAGGTATGTTCGGCCTCTTGCAATGACTTCCGTTCGCGTTTCCCTGCAAGCACTCCGTTTACAAACAGCGCTGGCTTGTAGTCGTCTGCCCACAAACATACCCCAGCCATACGGATGTTCGTATCCGGAATGTCGTAGTGTGTATTGGTCAACCATATAAGGACTTCGTCGCCTATCCTCGTGTTAATGTGTTCCATTGTAGTCTTCATGATGTTCTCATGCTCTTCCATGGACACAATCTCATCTAAGATTGCCCCGTACTGCGGAACGGATATGCGCCCAAACTCATGGGGAATCTCATACTCTTGGTTTCCCATTACAATAAAGACCTTTTCCCAGTTACGAGCACAGTACTCCAGAAATGGCTCCACGAAGACGGAGGGTGTATAAAAGTTATCCCCTGTAACGACCAGATATGGGGCATTCGGTCTGAGAAGGGCATTAAAATCGGGGAGCCTGTTCTGAGTCATCATTTCGCTGAAGTGGAAGTCCCCCGCCCATTGAACGAACAGCATTGCTTGTCCTCGCGAAAGGTTTCGTCTTAAAATAACCAAGGGGTAACACAAGATGGCGACCGGCCCTCCGTATCTCTTGCCAGCGCAGGTGGTATCGGGTGTCTCAACCAGTGTCTATGGACCCTATCTCAACGTAGGTGACAGTCTCGGGAGGAGTGGTGCGCAGGATGGTTGGAGTTCGTTATTGACTACGACAATTGGCGCGTACATCCAAGGGACACCGCTTACCACAAACAGTGGACTTCTGACGTTTGGTCTTGGAACTGCAGCACATGGAGCACTGGTTCCGAGTGTCGTGACCTATGGATTCCAGATGGTTGGATCGGGCTTGATTTACATTGTCAATTCCTCGAGCGGAACCCAGTTGACTACATCGACCGGCTACTACAACACGAACAATGGAATGACAAACGGAACAGCTATCGGTCCAAACCTGCGTGTTATCTATGACGGGACTGCGGTCTACTGGTATCGCTACAGTCAACTCTTGGCTACATTTCCACTCACAACTGGAACCACACTGTCCTACGCGAACATCTACTTTGGCAGTCCTGCCTTTGGAAATGCTTTGATTGGAGATGCACTGAACAATATCAGCTGGGGCTCTGGTGAGATTGCTGCATTTTCTTCGACTGGACCAACGGGTAGCATCGGATTAACAGGCCCCACGGGAGTCACGGGTCGCACTGGACTGACAGGCCCCACTGGACTGACAGGCCCCACTGGACTGACAGGCCCCACGGGCCCCATTGCCACAGGACCAACGGGCTTAATCGGTTATACCGGCGCAACCGGTCCGAGGGGGTCTACTGGATTTACAGGTCCACCCGGTTCAACAGGTTCAACAGGTTCGATTGTTCAACTCGCATACACTGCAGACGCGAACCTGAGCGTGACGTCGACTGCAACTGGACTCGTCCTTACGGGAACGAATACATCATCTGCTGGAACTCTTACGTCCCTTCTTCCGAATTCGATTGGATATGTCAGTGGCACGCTAGGGAACTTTTCTAGTCTGGGGCTTGGCACTAGCGCCGGGACACTCTACGGATTTCTTACTGGATATTTGGGAAACAGCCACGAAGGGGAATACCAATTCGTCCTCGGAGGGGCGTTCGAAGGACTCTATTATGCGTACTCTCCGAGTAGCACGTTCGCAGTGTACTACGATGGTACTACGATGACGTGGTATGTCAATGGCACATCCGTGCGGTCTCTGTCAGTTCCCGGATTGAGTGGAGTGCTGGCCATTGGTAAAGTCCGGCCCTACGTCAATTCGTCGCAGAACTACGGACCTATCACGAACTTCTTGTGGCAGAGCCAGGTCCCCGGTCCGATTGGTATCGGCGTGACGGGTCCTACTGGACAGAGTCTCTATCCCTTCCCTTCCTATACGTTGCTGGGGTCGCCCGGTGCAACGACCGCTGTCGGAACTGCGAATGGACTCAACGTAGCGGCGACAGGAAGTGTATTGGCTGGTTTTTCTGCAGTTCTTCCATCGACTCCAATCTTTATTACCTTTTACAACACTGCAACAGCGCCTCGCACGTATACGAATGGTACGACCGTCGTGGGAATCTCTCTGAATATCGCGGGTGGAGATCCGAACGTCGGCACGACTGCGTGTGCTTATTTTCAACTGGATAACGCTGGAAACTACCGTGTCTATGCGAATACGAGCGCCCAGACCGCGCCCACGGCTCTTCCTGGAACGTATGCGTTGGGCGTTGTGTTTGATGGAACCTACTTTACATTTTCCGTGAATAGCGTGGTTGTCTTCACCTACAATGCAGCCGCGAATCTGTCGTCCTACTTTGACAGTGGGTATCTGTTTGGACCGTTCGTTGAACTGTTTGGCGGGACGGCGGGGTCAATCTACGTCAATTATGGCAGCACCACTATGGGCGTGATGGGGTTCACAGGAATGACGGGACCAGTTGGTCGCACGGGGTTGACGGGACCTACTGGCCCAATTGCGACGGGACCTACGGGATGGACGGGGGCGTCGGGATTCACAGGACCCACAGGAAAGGTAGGAGCCACAGGATCCACAGGACCCATTGGCCCGACGGGATTCACGGGACCCATTGGCCCGACGGGATTCACGGGTGCGACAGGTGCAGTGGGTCCAATGGGAACTGCACTCAACACGGGTGCTACGGGTCCCTCGGGTTGGACAGGACCGACAGGAATGGTTGGTCCTACTGGACCGCAGGGATTTGCAATCAATGGTGAGCCAGGAAACGACGGACCACAGGGACCGACTGGTCCTATTGGAAGCACGGGTCCCACGGGCTCCCAAGGCCTCAAAGGAGACCGCGGCCTCGGAATCACAGGATTGACGGGACCTAGTGGCCCATATGGTCCGTCTGGACCCAGCGGCATGCTTGGACCTACGGGCCCGACAGGCGTCACGGGACCTCAAGGAATCAGCGGATACTCAACCAACACGGGTGCCACCGGACCCCGTGGACATCCGGGAGTTATAGGCGCCCGCGGACCACAGGGATCACAGGGATCGATTGGACTCACGGGATCATCTGGGTTTACCGGATCTAGAGGCAACACGGGGTCGACAGGATATACGGGGCCCACAGGAGCCCAGGGGGTGAGTGGATACTCGACTAACACGGGTGCGACGGGTCCAACTGGGTTACTTGGTGCCACGGGTCCAACAGGGTCTATGACAGCACCGTCCACATACCCCGTGTCGACTATGTTGTCAACGCTTACATTGCCAATGAACAATTCAGTTGTTCTGGTTGTTAAGACGCCGGGCACCATAGTTCGCCTTCCCAATACCGCCGGACTTCAAAGTGGATACGTCTTTGTCCAGCAAGTCTCGTACAATACACTGTCAACCGACTCTGTCTATTACAACTCCTATTACGGAGTCAATCAAATTGGTCCCGTGACCGGAAGTGCCCAAGTCGTGTTCAGTTGGGATGGTATGCGGGGTCTATGGCTAGGATCGTGGTATGAGGCAACCGCTATGGCAACTGCTATCAGCGACAGTGGAAGTGGGGGCAGTGGCGGCGGCAGTGGCGGCGGCCCGTGAGCGGAGTGCGATTTCAAAGATTTGGTAAAGACAAGCAATGAGTCTTGCGCAATACGTGCCTGGCGTTGGTGTAGTCAATTGTCCGCCTAATATCTACCCCGGTCCGCCTGGTCCTGCGGGACCCACCGGACTTCCGGGTGTCACCGGTCCAACGGGACCGGCCGGACCCAAAGGAGATTCGGGTCTTGCGAATTTTCAAGGTCCGACGGGTCCAACTGGATTTACCGGAGTAACTGGTCCAACAGGTCCATTGACTCCAGCCACTGGATTCACGGGTCCAACGGGCCCAATGGGTCTCACTACAGGTCCAACTGGTCCACGGGGTCTGATTGGAGTTCCCGGAAGTGCAACCAATACAGGATTTACGGGTGGAACAGGAGCGACTGGACCATACGGATATACAGGAACCACTGGCTCGACGGGAAGCACCGGCTCGACGGGAGACACAGGTCCAACAGGTCCTCGTGGGTTTCGAGGACCACCAGGTCCAACAGGTCCTACGGGAAGCGTGGGTGCTCCAGGCCTCGTGGGTCCTCCTGGAGCGATTGGCCCACAGGGACCCCCTGGAATGACGGGAGTCTTTACCTACGTAAACACGGGTCCGACGGGACCAACAGGGCCCACGGGGGCCACGGGAGTCACGGGAAAGACAGGCTTGACGGGACCCACTGGATTGACGGGGCCCACAGGACTGACAGGACCCACTGGACTGACAGGACCCACTGGACTGACAGGACCCACTGGACTGACAGGACCCACTGGCGTGACAGGACCCACTGGACTGACAGGGCCGCGAGGATTTCCCGGTCCAACTGGAGTCACTGGTGTAACAGGGCCGACCGGAGGCTTCCCGAAAGCAACGAGTGGTGTTGTTACACTAACCTTTTATGGAGCCGACAGCCAGGTACTGAGTCCGGTTGCCTCCAACGATACGCTGATTCCGAGTTCGAATTCAAGGGTCTGGGCAGGAAGCGTCTACATTTTCTCAAACGGCTCCATTGCAGTGCCCTTTGGAATTCAAAGTTATTCCTTCTACGTTCCATCCGGTAGCAACACATGGTGGGCCAGAATGACCCTCACGCAATCACCGCAACCCAGTGGTGATGGCGGGTGTATGTATTATTTGGCACCTATTTACTATCTCCCGTAACGACAATGGCCAGTGCTCGTTATGTTCCCGGGCAGGCGGGGGGTCTTGGACCTCAAGGATTACTTGGTGACGCAGGCCCCGTTGGCGTGAGTGGTTCACAGGGTGACGACGTCACAACGGGCGGAACTGGAACGATAGGATCGTTTGGTGCTCGAGGTCGAACGGGTCCTTCTGTGCGAACGTTTCCATTGTCTGGATTTACAGGCGTAACGGGTCCAACTGGTGTTGGTCCAGATGGTCCTCGTGGTCTTCAGGGAGTCGAAGGAGGAACGGCGGTGTATGGTGCGGTTGGGCCACCCGGTTCGATCGGACCTACAGGTCCAACTGGACTTGGTATTATAGGATTCACTGGCCCTCGTGGTCCAACAGGTGCTGCATCGAGTTTGACGGGACTCTCTGGATCGACTGGAGTGACAGGAGCAGCCGGTCCTTCGACCGATGGCCTCCTAGGACAGCCAGGAATCACGGGAATCACCGGCCCTACTGGACGCCCAGGTCCTCCGCCAAATCAAGCCTTTGTAACGATTGGACCCTGGGTTGGATTTGGCGGGGCTACGGGCCCCAGTGGATGGCCGGGACCTACGGGATGTAAAGGACAGTCAGGAACCACGGGACCTCGCGGTCTCGTCGGAGGAACTGGGATTGCCGGTGCGACGGCCGTCACCGGATCGAGAGGTGTCCTTGGCCCAACCGGGGTTACGGGCCCAACTGGCCCAACTGGCCCAACTGGGTTTGCAACGACTGGTGCAACGGGTGCAGGGGGTCCAGGGCCAACTTACATAACGGGGACCTTCGATATGGATTTGATTGGAAAATCATCTGCCTTCTTCTTCGATACTGGTTTATTTCCACTACCCATTACACCTCTGATTCCAAACACTAACGGTCTTGGACAAGACGGTGTAGGTGGAGTAGGAGGTGGTCCAGGAGTCTGGATTACACAAGTCACATTGGGAACGCTTCCCAATCCTAGTTATCAAATGGCCCTGGCGTCATTTCTAGCCGGATCTACGCTTGACGATACTAATTGGGGTATTCGGTGTGTTGTCGCTATCGACGATGGTGCGGGGAATCCGGTGACCCTGTCAGATATACCAAACTTTTTCCACGTTCAGTGGGTGTCAATGACGACGGCAACAGGTGGCGTTGTGGAACCGCCTGGCGGTGGTGGCGGAGGGGGCGGAATAGGAGGAGGCACGGGTGGCGGTCCCTGATTTTTGTCATCTCCTTAACCAATGAGCACAGATCCCAAGGAGAAGTTGCTCCTCGACAATACGTGGGAAGAGGAAGTAATGGATCTGCAGGATTCCGAGAAACGGTTTGGTGTGACCCCCTACGAAACCAATTCGTTGTGCACTGCTGTTCTCCACTACCTGCAGACCCATCGTGTGCGTGACAAGCTGTTCTGGGAACGGAAGGGGGAGGAGTTTCACTTCATGATTGAATCGCTACCGTTCCCCGAAGAGCAGACAGAGCGAGTCTTAGCCAATGACGAATTTTGGTTTGCTACGTTGAAGCTCTTTGGCGTGGTTCTACCAAAAAACGAATAATCTACACGGAAGGATAACGATAGTACAATGGGTGACACAATCGTAGGCGTTCAGTTTGGCATCGCTAACCCCGATGACATCGTCAAGCGCAGCGTCGTGGAGGTTACCACCGACAAGACATACCTCAGCGGGAATCCCGCGCCGAATGGCGTGTTTGATTCGCGATTTGGAGTGATTGAGAATGGCAAGGTCTGCCCGACCTGCAAGCAGACCAACCAGTATTGCCCTGGACACTTTGGACACATTACGCTGGCTCGGCCTGTGTACCTCTACCAGTTCTTCGATGTCATCGAGAAGTTGTGTAACTGCATCTGCCTGAACTGCTCCGTGCCGTTGGCCCGCTCGAACCCCGACGCACCCCCAGGTATGGGCCGTTTCAAGGAGATCCGTGACATCCTTGCCAAGAAGAAGCCGAACCTCTGCCCCAGCTGCAATACCACGGTCTTTGCCAAGGTCTCCAAGGTGGTGGGCAAGGCGGCGTCTCTGGAGGGCAAGTTTCCAGTGGCAAAGGGTGAGGCGGTGACCGAGACGGGCCCTCCGACACCCCTGCAGACGGAGATGGTGCTGCGGGCCTTCCAGCGCATCACGACCGAGGATTGCGAGGTTCTTGGCTTCAATCCGCTGTTTGCTCGCCCCGAGTGGATGGTGTGCACAGTGTTGGCTGTTCCTCCCCTGACGGTTCGCCCGTCGGTTGTGATGGACGACAACCAGAGGATGGAGGATGACTTGACTCACATTCTGATCTCCGTTCTCCGTCACAACCAGAGTCTGCGCGATCGCATGGACAAGGGTGAGACGGCCGAGGTGATTGATCGTCACACTGCGCTTCTGCAGTATGATGTGGCCACCTATGTGGACAATGACATCAAGGGCATGGCACCTGCGGCCCAGCGGTCGGGCCGTCCACTGCGGACTCTGAAGGCTCGCTTCGGTGCCAAGACGGGTCGTGTTCGCGGCAACCTGATGGGCAAGCGCGTGGACTTCTCTGCCCGCTCCGTCATTACGCCCGACGCCAACATTGAGCTGGACGAACTGGGTGTGCCGCTGGAGATTGCCGTGAACCTGACCTTTCCTGAGATTGTGAGCGTGTACAATCGCGATCGGCTCATGGGCTACATCCGCAACGGACCGGACAAGCATCCGGGTGCCAAGACGGTGTTCCTCAAGCAGGACAAGCGCTCGGTGAGTCTTCGTTTCGTGAATGCTGAGACGCTGGATCTTCGCGAGGGAGATGTGGTGCACCGCCACCTGCTGGACGGAGACATTGTGCTGTTCAACCGTCAGCCGTCTCTGCACAAGGCGTCCATGATGGCGCACCGCGTGGTGGTCCTGCCGTACTCCACGTTCCGCCTGAATGTGTCGGCCACGCGCCCGTATAACGCAGACTTTGACGGTGACGAGATGAACATGCACGTTCCGCAATCCATCGCTGCGGCCACCGAGTTGCGGTACTTGGCCAGCGTGCTCCGTAACATCATCAGTCCTCGCACGAACAGCCCCATCATTCAGCTGTTTCAGGACACCATGACGGGCATCTACCGTATCACTCTCCCCGATGTGACGGTTCCTGAGGTGGTCGCCATGAACATCCTTGCCAAGATCAAGCGCCCCTTCAGTCGCAAGAATGCGCCGTGGACAGGTGCGGAGATCATCTCGGCGGCCTTCCCAATCATGAACTTCAAGGGGTCCGTGACCATTGAGAATGGCCAACTGATCAAGGGTATCATGCGCAAGTCGGCGTGCACTGCGCTGATTCACACGGTCTACAATGACTTTGGACCTGAGCGCGCAGGCCAGCTCATCAATGACATTCAGTCCGTGGTGACGCGCTTCAATCTGTTCACGGGCTTCTCCGTGGGCACGGCGGATCTGATCTCGAACATCGAGACCCAGCAGTTCGTGGACGGAAAGTTGGCGGAGGCGCGTGCGGCCGTTGCTGCGATTCTCACGGACATTCACGCGGGCACCTTCAAGAATGTGTCAGGCATGAGCGACGGTGAGGATCTGGAGGACAAAATCTCGTCGGCTCTGAAGACGGTGGCATCGGATATCAACATGAAGGTGGTCAAGTCCCTGCCTGCTGACAACCGCATGATTCAGATGGTCAATTCAGGCTCCAAGGGAGGCCCGCAGAACATTACGCAGATGGTGGCGTTGCTGGGCCAGCAGCTGATCGAGGGTCGCCGTGTTCAGTACACGCTGCAGGACCGCACCCTGCCCCACTTTGCCCGCTACGACGATGGCGCTGAGTCCCGCGGATTCGTCCAGAACTCCTTCGTCTCGGGACTCATGCCTGCGGAGTTCTTCTTCCACGCTCAGGCAGGACGCGAGGGTCTGATTGATACTGCCGTCAAGACCTCGGACACGGGCTATATCCAGCGCAGGTTGATGAAGACCATGGAGGATCAGCACCTGGAGTACGACGGCTCGGTGCGCAATGTGCTGGGCTCGGTGATTCAGTATGTCTACGGCGAGGACGGTGTGGATACGCAATCCGTGGAGGAGCAGGTGGTGCCTCTTGCAGAAATGTCGATGGAGACCATCTACAAGGAGTATGCGCTGTCTCCTGCAGATGTCAACCCGTTCCTGAATGCGGAGGTGGACACGAGCCCGGACATGGTGGATGAGATTCTTGCCGACCGCGACATGCTGGTCAAGCATGTGTTCCGCTACCGCAAAGGTGAGGACAAGGTGTCGACGCCTGTGAATGTGGAGCGCTTGCTGTCCAAGTACTCCAACGCCTACTCCACCAAGACCTCGCTGACTCCGACCACGGTTGTGGAGACCATTACGGCCTTCACCAAGGAGTTTCCTGTGAATCGGGTCTTTCACATGATTCTGCGGTTCTTCCTCGCGCCGAAGAAGTCCATCGTGGTTCACCGCCTCACGGAGGAGATGTTCAAGGAGTTGATGTCGGAGATTCGGTTCCGTTACCTCAAGGCCCAGTGCCACGCCGGTGAGATGGTGGGTGTTCTGGCCGCGCAGTCCATCGGTGAGCCGACCACGCAGTTGACCCTGAACACCTTCCACTCTGCAGGAACGGTCAAGGCCAATGCCACTTCGGGAGTGCCTCGTATCGAGGAGTTGCTGTCCGCATCGGCGAATCCGAAGCGCCCCGGCAACACGGCGTACCTGACGCTGAACACCACCAAGCGCGAAGCCATCGCCAAGATGAAGGAGATTCAGAAGACCACTCTGCGGGATATCGTGCGCTCGGTGAAGATCTACTATGATCCGTATCCGTTGGCGGCCACCACGGTGATGGACGAGGACCGCGAGGTCCTAGCTCTGTATGAGCAGTTCGCACAGGGGAAGGCGGAGTGTGCGTCTCCGTGGGTCATGCGTCTTGAGTTGGACGACCAGGAGATGGTCAACCGCAACATTATGGATCTGGTGGAGGTGCAGGCCAAGATACAGAACTCGATGACGGGCGTGGATGTCAAGTGCGTGACGTCAGACCGCAACGCCTCCAAGCTCATTCTGCGTCTGGAGATTGCCGCGAGTTTGGTCAAGAACCCTACTGTGCTCCGTCAGTTGGAGGATTCGATTCTGAGTTCTCCGCTCACGGGCATGGAGGGCATTGGTCGCGTGTTCGTGCGCACCCTGAAGAACGAGATGCTCTACGATGAGCCGTTGGGCGGGTACGTCACCAAGGACCAGTACGTGCTGGACCTGGAGGGCACGAACCTGTACGACCTCTTCGTATTCCCTGGCGTGGACATGACCCGCACCTTCTCCAACGATATCCACGAGATCAACGAGGTCTTTGGTATCGAGACGGCGCGCATCGCCTTGTACGAGGAGTTCAATGAGGTCTTCAGTTCAGAGAAGGTCAATTACCACCATCTCTCCGTGCTGGTGGATAGCATGACCTTCAGTGGCCGCATCGTTCCTGTCAACCGCTTCGGCATGAAGAAGAACGAGACGGGTGTTCTGGCCAAGTCATCCTTCGAGGAGACATCTAAGGTCATGTTCGAGGCGGCAGTTGGAGCAGAGTACGACACCATGCGTGGTGTCTCGGCCAACATCATGTTCGGTCAGAAGCCACCCTGCGGCACGGGCTTCGTGGACATTCTGGTGGACGAGTCCAAGTTGCCCGAGGGCCCCGAGGGCACGGAAGGCGCAGACACCACGGATCTCGACGAGGCCAACAAGGCGTTACAGGCCGCGGACGTCGGCGAGTGCAGGATTGAGGACCTGAGTATGTGGTAGCCAAATTACATTCGGGCCAAGGAGTAATGGTCGTGTTTCGTGGAACCCTGCAGACAGGAGGGCTGTCTGGAGCCGACTCCATTCGAGGGCTGACAGATCGAAGCTTTTTGACTTGGCTTGTGTATCGCACGCTCGCCCGCGGCGATTTCCACCACGACTTTGGTGAGAGGACAGAGTCTCGTGACTTGATCATGCCCAACGACGCTGAGCGTTTCTTTGAGATTGCAAAGTTGGTCTCTGCAAAGGGCAAGGTGTGGCTCTTGTCGCAGTTCCAAAAGTATCATAAGCAGACATTGTATTCTCTGCTCGGTCCGCAGTTTGACAATGGGCTTGTACCCTCCGAACCCGCCGCACGGGCCGCCGATGCCGACGACGTAAGGACCGATAAGGACGAGGTACGTCTTCTTGGAATGTTAGGCATAGACTACGAACGAATCAAGGCAGAGACAAAGGCGTCGGGTGAAAAGGAAGTCACACGAACCTTCAGGTTTCCAAACGGTCTCGGCGAGCGAAGCTATGTGATTCGGTCTTCCTCGTATCGGCTGGGAGAACGCGTAAACGGACAAAAGACGGCAGAGTCCCAGACAAACCGCAACATTGCAAAGATGTTCCAAGAAGTGACTGGAGGAGAAGCCACAAAGTTTGCGCTCATCGTGGATGCGACAGGCGGTCTTTCCTTGTCGGAATTACTGAATAATAAACTGGGTCCACCTTCGGCTCCTGGATGCGAGTTCTACATTATCGAAAACATCGAGAACTCGAGTGATTCCGCCGACAAGGTCAAGCACATCAAACGCTCGGGTGAGGGTACACGATTGTTCTACATGAAGGATCAGACCAATACGGTTACGTATCCGTTGTGGAACAACAATGCATCGGACCCCAAGTCTAACATCTTTGCGAAGATGAGCATCGTTCTCAACCGCATGACCAATGGCACGGTGGAAGCGGTGATCGATGCAGATGGAACTACCTTCCACATTGGAGACGTGGCGAATGCATCCAATGTGAAGAATGCAACTCTCAAGGCACTCTCGGTTCTGATTGAGAAAGGCATGGTGCCCGAGGTCTTCGTCTACACGCTCATCAAGCGCATGGGCGACTGGTGTCAGGCCCTGTCGCTTCTTGATTTGGACCGCGTCTACAACATTGTCCAACACGACGGACCTGCCCCTGCAAAACCAACTACAACACTTGGAGACATGATTGGCGACTCGGTCGAGATTGGCGTTGTCACGAACGACCGTATCCTTCTCGCATTCTGTATTCTCCACGGACTCAATGTGTTTTTCACATCTGCGATGGACTTGGCCCGACTGATTTACTTCAAGAACACCAACGACCTGCCCTCTCCTGCGAAGGTGCAAGAACGACTCAATGCGATTGTCACCGAAACAACGGCAAAACTAAGTGAGATAGACACTGCGCTTCCAGACTTGGCTCGAACAATCGTCGGTCGGATTGGTGGGGTCGGGCGCGCTGTGACGGAGTCTCCCGATCTTCCCTCCTACATACGTAACCTTAAGAACTTTGTCAGCAATGCAAGCAAGTTGACAGATATTACCTTCACCGAAAGTCAGGCGGCGATCAACACCGCTCGAGCCAAAGCCGCAGGGGGAGATTTTCCTGCTGCGAATCAATACTCAAGTGAAGTTGCCAAACTCAAGGTGTCAATTGATACTGCCAAACGAATCGTCGAGAACCTTGAGAAGGGAACGTACGCTGGTAAAACTATTGTCGATATCCGCACCCAGGGGCTTGCACGTCGGCTCGCTCAGGGGGGTCGTAATCCGAAATCGGTCGAAGTCGTCGAGGCGCGCGACATCCTGCTGGACATACGCGGTGACGTGGAGTTGATGATTCGTAACAACATTGTTAGCAGAACAGACCTACTGGCACTGCTGACTCCAACACAGCCTGGAGTGATCGGACAGGTGATAGACGGGACAGGTGCACTCGTCGACTCGCGTGGAAAGGTCAACCACGATGAAATATTGTCCGCTCTGGCACCCCTACGATTGCTCGTACCAGCAGAACCTGCACCCGTGGCTGCACCCGTGGCTGCTCCAGTGGTGGAGGCTCCAGTGGATGCAGGCATTGAAGACCCTAGTGGGGATGATAGCCAACTTGCGTTCGCCGCAAGTCAGCGTGGAGGTGGTGTGTCCGAGGTGTTTGCTGCATTGCGGACTCGCACAATACGGATTCTTCCTCGCGGCACAGAGGAGGTGACCTCAACCACGAACACCTACACTCAGGGAGGTGACTATGTGGACGACGACCTCTATGCATATACGGTCGTTGATGAATACGTTGTCACAAAGAAGGATCTCTCCACATTCAAACTCTTGACAGGTACAGAGCCCGACAGCCCAGAACTGGCCTATATTCGTCTGAGGGAACAGGTTCTCATGTTCGACATGCTTCGGCGGCGGCACGAACGGTTCAACGACGCGTTTGCTGAAAGTGTTACACCGTACTCTGACTCGGCCGAACGAATCATCGAAGCCGATATAGCCATTCCAGGCAATCCTCTGTATGACGAGATAATTGAAATCCTAGGGGAACTTCAGAAAGTTCGGAGCCTGCTTGGACTTGCCCCTCTTGTTGGCAACTTTACCATGGAAGAGCGAGCTGTCGCGTTCAACGAATGCAAGGCTGCAATTCTTGCATTGTTTCCAGCCCCCGCTGTAGAGCCGTTCACTGCCGAGGCACAGAGTAACATAGGGATAAAGGATGCATATGCGCGTAGTCGCGGGGGGTTCTTGAGGGAACTTGTCTTTGGGAAGATTGTCGGCATGTTCGTTCCGCAACTTAGTCCACTACAAAGGGAGACGCTTGGTGAGACGCTTGAATCTGCGATTGTGGGTGGGCTGCTCGACGTACTCAACCAGGACGACCAAGCGGCGACACATTCTGAACTAGCAGAGGACGCGGTTGTAGAGCCAATCGTAGAGATCGTTGTCGCTGCTGTGAAGAACTGGATGGCCGCGAACGGACTGGAGAATGCGAACGTTCTTGAAATGACCCGAGTAGTCGCACGGAACATCAAGGAAACTGCGGGAGAAAGCCGTCGAAAGCCCGTACCCAAATCACGGAAGATTGGTCAATTCACGAATACGAGATTCAACCCCAAAGACCTTGAGGGGATACAGGGTGGCCGCAAGACCCATCGTCGGCGCCTGCCCAAACTCATCTAATCACTACATAATGGCCAACCTGACTCACCCCGAGTTGGCGGAGATTCGTGTGAACTCCCTACCAGCCGCGTCCGTGGAGAACCTGCAGTCCTTGCGCAAGGAGATGTGCGGAGCGACGGAGTTCTCCCTCCAACCCCAACAATTGTTCCTGCGTCGAGTTCTGTCCCCTGACAGCCCTACGCGCGATCTCCTCATGGTTCACGGCACTGGCGTGGGCAAGACCTGTTCCTCCATCCAAATTGCGGAAGAATACATCCTACGACCCGAGTTCCAAGACAAGAAGGTCCTGATCATTGCAGGTCCTGCCGTGCAGTCCAACTTCCGCAAGGAGATCTTTGATGTGGGCCGCACCAAACTGGACGAGACCAGCAAGGTCTTGACATCGAAGCAGTGTACGGGCACACGGTACCTCGAGATGCTGACCCGTATCGTGTCCGAGCCCATGCAGTGGAAGGTCCCCGAGGTTCGTCTGCGGCTCAAGACCTTGGCAGACCGTATGATTTCCGAGTTCTACGAGTTCGTGGGCTACAACTCCTTTGGCAATCGCATCGAAGAGGCGCTGAACGACATGAGCCCCGAGGACGCAGACAAATGGATTCACGAGACCTTCGATAACCGTCTGATCATTGTCGACGAGGCCCACAACTTGCGAGAGGGCGGTGACCTGGAAGTGGAAAAGTCCGTGTCCGCAGGAATGGAGAAGGTGGTCAAGACTGCCAACGGTCTGGTGCTGGTTCTCCTGACGGCGACCCCGATGTACGAGTCCTATGAGGAGATTGTCTACTACATGAACCTCTTTGGCTGGAACGATCGTACGCTGAGCTTGACGAAAAAATTGAAGGCTGTCGACTACTTCACGTCGGACGGAAAGATCAAGCCATCGAAGGAATCTGAGTTCCGTGACTGGTGCCAGCGCTACGTCTCCTTCGTCAAGGGTGAGAATCCGTTCACCTTCCCGTTCCGTCTTCCGCCACCTAACGAGGCCCCCGATGACCGCGTCTACTCCTTCTCAGGCAAGAACCGCAATCTTGCAGATTCCGACCGCATGAAGTATCTGTCGGTGGTGGCGTCGCAGGTCCAGGGCGAACAGGGCAAGGCGCTCGGTGAGGCAGTAGGAGATGACAAGGACGACGAGAAGCGGCAAGCCATGATGATGCCGACCTTGTCCGTGCTGCCAGGAAACAAGAAGTTCGGAGAGGTGTTCAAGTTGGCAGGAGACCAGTACGAGTATACCGGTGAACCCTTCCTGACGCCAGAGCAACTGCCGAACTATGCGGCTAAATTCGTGACGATCATCAAGTCCATCGAAGCAGGTGTGGGCGTGTGCCTAGTCTACTCAAACTATGTCGAGCGTGGAGCCCGTCTATTTGCCATGGCCCTGGAGGAGCATGGATACACACCTGCAAACGACGGAACGCCCCTGCTGGTGGGGCGCAAGGCCAAGGGAACTAAGGGCAAGTACATTCTGCTGTCGGAATCCACCACCTCCAAGATCGCCACCCTGCTGTCCCTGGCTCGCGATCCGAAGAACATGGATGGCAGTTTGGTTCGCGTGATCATCACAACACCCAAGATCTCGGAGGGTGTGGATTTCAGGTTCGTGCGTCAAGTGCATATCTGCGACCCCTGGTGGAACATGAGCCGTATCGAGCAGGTCATTGGTCGTGGTCTGCGCACCTGCAGCCACGCAGCCCTGCCGTTTGAGCACCAGAACTGCACGGTCTATCTCCACGTGTGCCGCACCACTGCCAAGCGCGAGTGCTTCGACGAATACACCTACCGCACAAAAGTAGAATCGAAAGCACTGAAGATCGCGAACGTCCGCCGGCTGCTGGTGGAATCCGCGATGGACTGCCCTATCCAGATTGGTGCGGTCCTCCCCAAGGCATGGAAGGAACTGGACGTGGACCAGGTGCGATCGGAGAACCGAGAACATGTGACGTATCCGTTGATCGGTATGATTGCACCGCAGTTCATGGAGAGTCTAGAGGGAGACTACTGCAGAGTCAAGCCATCGGTGGTGGACCCCGAGTATGTGCGCCCCTTATCCTCGTACCTCGATGTGCGCGACGAGTTGCTTGGGAAACTGTCCAAACTGTTCGTGGACAAGGAGATTTGGGAACGCAAGCAGTTGTTTGGGGCGCTGTCGTCGTACCAGCAGGATGTCGTGACCTTCACTCTCCAATCCGCAATCCGCACGGGGTTCAAGTTCCACGATGCATTTGGCCGGGCCAGTCTGCTGGAATCCCGAGGTGACCTGTACGCTCTCGCACCCATCGGCGTGGCCAACGGAACACTTGTGGAGCGCACCACCCAGCCCACGTCCCGGGCAGATGTGCCGTTGCCCGAAGTGGATGCGACCCCGAAGCCCGCCGTGACCGATGCGCCTGACCTGTCCGCACTGCGCAACTTTCCCTTCCCCGTGGACCGGTTCGACGCAGAGGTCCTCGACGGATATGTGTTTGATCACTTCATCACCCAGGCGCAGAAGATTCTCTATCTCCGCTCCGGGCAAAAGACACAGTTCGGTGCACGCTTGGCAGTCCCTGGCACGAACCTGCTCGTCCTGGGCAATGATGTGTACGATCCCCCCGAAGTACAGCCGGGCGAAGAGACCACGGCGGTGACGCAGTGGACCGATGCCTTGGTCGCAGACTTTGCCGTCAAGAAGACCAAGATATTCGCATCCATGAAGGAGGGCAAGTTGACCATGAGCCGGTTCCGTGTGGAGGGTGGTGTGCCCGTGCGCGAGGAGCAAAAGAAGCGCGACGTCCCCATCGTGTGCGGAACGGGCGAGAACAAGAAGGATGCGGTGTTGGCGTTGGCCAAGTTCGTGGATCCTACCGGCGTGGGCGTTCCGGCAGATGTGTCGAAGACCAACAAGGAGACGTGGTGTATCTACACGGAGCTGTTGCTGCGTGCGAATCAACGTGAGCCAGACCCCAAGGTGGTCTGGTTTACCCCTGAAGAGATGGAGGTGATTCTCTCGGCTAAACCAAAAACGAAAAAGACCAAGTAAGGATAACAGTCTTCTATGGATCCGATCTTTGAGCGTCGTGCCTTAGTTCGGTCAGTTCACATCCCTGCCCAGCATATCCAACGCAACATCCAAGTCAGCCTGATGGCCCAACTCCGCGCCAAGTATGAGGGCGTGTGTATTCCCGAGGGATTTGTCCAGAACCGTAGCATTACGGTGGTGGAGCACTCGTTGGGCCGTGTGAACCTGATTCACGGAGGTCTGGATTACTCAGTCAAGTTTCAGGCGGATATCTGCATGCCTCACCCCGGGCAAGTGTTCCGTGCGCCCGTGATGCTGCGGTCCAAGATTGGTCTCCACGCCGAGTCACTTCCCATGAAGATTCTGCTGCCCCGCGATCTGCATCTTGGAGACACCTCGTTCGAGGACATCAAGGATGGTCAGGAAGTGGAGTTTGAGGTCAAGGGATCTCGCTTCCAGCAGGGGGATGACTCCATCGTGGTTCTCGGTCACCTGCGCACGGTGGTGAACCCCCAGCAGGCAGAGATGGAGAAGGCTGCAGCAGGAGAGGAGCCGTTGCTGGCGGCTGGCACGGGAAGCAACGCTGTGGCCGATGTCGAGCGTAAGGTGGTGGTTCCGCAAGAGCAGATGCCCGCGTCTGTAGCGCGGAAGAGGAAGGTCATCTCAAAGCCCGCCACTACTACAAATGAATCGGGCACGCAAGGAAAAACTCCGGGACCAGTTGGACCTTCTGGACCCGCATGAACACGCACAGATCTTTGCTGTCGTGAAACACCACACAGACTCCTTCACCAAGACACAAGCCGGCGTATTGGTGTCGTCAGATGTACTCACCGATGACTGCATGCAAGAGATGGAGAAGATGGTGTCTTTTTACCTTGACCAGCGCAAGAGGATGGATGCAGATGACGTGGCGCGCAAGACAATGGTAAAAAACGGATAAAGAGAATCCAGCCTTTAAGTAAGGGCAAATGGAGACCCAACGCACGAGCCTTATGGCTCTTGTCAGCTACGTCTCTCGCGACCCTCAGGCCGAACTTGAATGCAAGGTCCTTCCCAACCAGATCAAGACCAAAGATGTCGCCGACCGCATTGCGGCTGCCATCGCTGGAGTCTCTACAGGATCTGCAAAGGAGGAACACCGTGCAACCTTCAGCTATCCCGACAATGTGCGGGTCGTCGTCACACAACCTGAGAATATCTTCAAGATCTGCGCCACGAGTAGCTTCCGCGGAACCAAACTGATGGTCGAGCGCAAGAGCCGTTACTTCGAGGGCCGTGGCTCGGAGTCCGACTTGGTCGACCTGCCCGACGTGGGTGTCCGCTTCACCCTTCGCCGCGAAGAGGAGTTGCGCCGTGACTTTACCGGCGCTCCCATGGATCCCGTGGCCCATGTGCGCATCCTTCACCGTCGCTCGTGGACCACGCTGGACGGTCTGCTCCAGTTCGACTTCTCATTGGTCAAGTCGCGGGGTCGCGGCATGAAGACGCTGGCGGAGGTGATGCGCCAGGCTCCGGTCTACGAACTGGAGGTGGAGGTGATTGACCGCAAGGCTCCTGCCAAGGCCATCGTGGATTCCCTCTTCCGCCACGTCACGCTTGTGTTAGAGGCCTTCCAGGGCACGCCGTTCCTCCTGAGCAAGTCCGATGTAGAGAATTATCGGATGGGATTCCAGCGTCTGGGATTCAAGTTCGTGAACCCCGTGACCATGGACCGCCGTCACATGAGCAAGGAGTGTCCGATGTCGGTCCTCGAGGGCTACACGGTCACCAACAAGGCCGATGGCGACCGCTGCTTTCTGGTCGTGGCCACCGACAAGCGCGTGATTCGTGTCACACCGAACATGAACATCACCTGGACGGGGTTGACGGCCACCAAGGACATCCACGTGGGCGATGTGCTGGACGGCGAGTACTTGGCGGACCGCAACATGTTCTGCATCTTCGATGTCTATGCATTCCGTGGCAAGAACACCACACGTCTGCCGCTGATGCTCACGGACGAGGACCTGACGACGAGCTCCCGGCTCGGATGCTCCCGCGAGTTCATCAAGGACCTGGGCACGGACTTTGTGACCACGCCGAGCCAGAAGCCGCTCCGCGTTGAGTCCAAGGTGTTCCTCGCAGGAGACGGCCCGATTATGGAGCAGGCCATCAACACCCTGCTGAACACTGAGTTTGGCTACCCTACAGATGGACTTATCTTCACTCCGAAGGCGTCCGCTGTGGCGCCCATGCAGGACCGTCGTGGCAACACATGGCTCCGGGTGTACAAGTGGAAGCCTGCGGACCAGAACAGCATTGACTTCCTGCTTCGCTTCAAGCCGGGTGAGAGCTACGACACGGTGCTCAAGTCCCACGTGTTCAAGGGGTCGCTGTACGTCTCCCGCAACCGGGGCTCCGACATCTTATATCCTCGCGAGACGCTGACGGGTGAGTACACGCCCCCCGCCATGCCTGCGGATCTGCAGAGGATTGCCGAGACCCGCGACCGTGCTCCGTCGCCGTTTCAGCCGTCGGTTCCTCGCAAGCCCGACGCCAACATCATTGCGCTGAAACTGGTCAAGGGAGCACCCGTGGACAAGGAGGGCAATCGCATCGAGGACAATACCATCGTGGAGTGCGCATACGACACGGACACCAACCACTGGACCGTTCTGCGGACCCGCCACGACAAGACCTATCAGTACCGCGTGCTGGGCGAGCCGCAGTTTGGTAACGACATTGCAGTGGCCGAGTCCATCTGGACCAACATTCACGTTCCGATTACGGAAACCATGATTCGCCACCTTGCATCGGAACCGGTTGATGATCTGGCCGAGGATGACCTGTATTACCGCGACAATCTGGATGCTCGTGACCGCGTGTTGAAAGATGTGTACTCCTTCCACAATCGTGTCAAGGAGCAACTGTACCAGTCATGTATCAAGCCCGGTGACACCCTGCTGGAGTTAGCCGTGGGTCGCGCAGGCGACATGCTGAAGTGGAAGCGCTCCAAGCCCAAGCTGGTCGTGGGCTTTGATATCTCTGAGTCCAACCTGACCTCGAGCCGTCAGGGTGGATATGTCCGTTACCTCAGGGACGCAGAGAAGCCAAGCTGCGACAAGCTGCCTCCCATGCTCTTGGTGGTGGGTGACATGACCAAGCCGCTGTACGAGTCCGATGACCGTTACGTGCGGATCCTCAACGGCTCGGACCCCGCGCCGACCACCTACCTCCAGCAGTTCAAGGGTGTCAAGGAGTTCGATGACATCTCCTGCCAGTTCGCCATCCACTACGCCTGCGTGTCGGAGGAGGCGTTCAGGGCGTTTACAGAGAACTTGAAAGTACATGGTAAGAAGCGGTTCTTCGGTACTTGCATGGATGGAGCTGCGGTCTACGCGCTCCTCCTTGGCAAAAAGAACCACATCTTCCGTGCCGACGGTCAGGTCTTTGGGGAATTCACCAAGGAGTATCCTGACGGCGACGCGTGGCGCCCTGAATTTGGGCAGACGTTACGCGTCTACCTGGAGAGCTTTGAGAAGCCCGTCCAGGAGGCACTGGTCCCCTTCGAGCGGGTGGTTGAATTGCTGAAGGAATCAGGGTATGAATTGGAGACAACCACGCTCTTCTCGGAGTATTATGCGCAGCAAACTGCACTGACACTCACGCAGGAGCAGCAAGCGTTCTCCTTTCTGCACCGAAGCTTCGTCTTTACCAGGGTAGCGGCACCTGCACCTCCTTCGCCTCCCGAAGATGAGGAAGCCATTGAGCTTCCCACTACAGCGGACGCCGAGGTTGCAGCAGCACCTACCCCGAAGGTAAAGAGGAAGGTCTTAAAGGTGATGGTTCCTACTGATGCAAAGGTTCAGCCTGCCGCCGAAGAGAAGCCGGTGTTCTTCTACGGAGCAGACGAGAGCAAGGGCGAGTTCAGGTTCATGAGCAATATGTATGTCGCTCCCTTCGAGATTGATGGCATCACATACCCGACTGTGGAACACTACTTCCAGTGGTCAAAGGCTAAGTTGTTCAAGGACGAGGCAGCGGCCACCAAGATCCTGACTCCTCCCAAGGGGAAGCCCTATGTGGAGGCCAAGTCGGCCAAGGCGATTGGCAAAAAGGTGAAGGACTTTGACGGAACGCAATGGAACGGCCTTGCGCCCGGACGCGGGTTCAAGGACGAGGTCATGCGTAAGGCCATCCGCGCAAAGTTCACACACCCCAAAAACACCGAGATGCTCGAGAAGCTCTTGGCGACAAAAGACAGGGTAATTGCGGAGGCGAACCCGCGCGACAGCTATTGGGGTATCGGGACGTCGGCCGACACGAAGCCTGCACAGACAGGCAAGTGGAAAGGTCAGAACTTCCTCGGTAAGATGCTGATGGAGTTGCGCACGGAGATTCGCGGGGAGAAGGCAAACGCTTAGGACTTACTTACTGCCTCCTGTGTGGTCTAGCGGTTAGGATAGGGCTCTTTCACAGCCTTGGCCCGGGTTCGACTCCCGGCACGGGAAACTCCAGAGGTATAGTGCAGTGGTCAGCACAGCGGGCTTTGAACCCGTTAACCTCGGTTCGACCCCGAGTACCTCTACACGGAGCACCAACGCTGATAGTTCAGTGGTAGAATGAGGGTCTTCCACACCCTTGACGCGGGTCCGATTCCCGCTCAGCGTATTCAAACCAAAAAGTAAATAACGAATTGAAGTTTTGTTGGGTTTATTCCCACTGGGTGTAGATGTCGCCCTGTCTGCGGTAGATGCGCACGCCGCCCTCGCGATCCTCTGCGTGAATCATGGCAATCTCGTTCTGCGAGACACGCTCGTGAAGCCACTTCTTGGGCCTCATGTCGCCCACATACGGGTTCGCAGCCAGTTTCTCTAACAGAACCTGTACAGCCACCTGCAGTTCGTGCCGCTGTGCAAGCAGCCGAATGCGCCGCAAGTTGGCAGGGTCTGAGAACTCCACCATCTTTTGGACTATTGTGTCACGAAGACGCTGCGAGTACTGGGCCACAATCATATTGTGCCCCTTGTTGAGGGTGCGCAGAACATCAAGTAATGCGTCTATCTTTCGCTGCTGTGACATTCCGCCCGTGAGCCGCACGGTATCCCACTTCTTTACCTTTTCTGTTGTTGCTACGATGGACAGCTTCAACTGGTGTGCGGCGATGCGGTCCTTGGGAATCTTGGCTGGGGGCGTGCGGTCGCCTGGAGGCGTGATCATGTTGATGTGGATGCGGTCCTCCCAGCTGAGGAAAGGGATGATGAAGTGGCAGAGAACGTCAACGGGAAGAAGGTCGAGATAGGTAGGCGCGCCCACAGGCGCGTGGTGGATGAAGCGAAGAAGAGACATTTTGGAATCCCCAAGACAAACTACTCAGACCAGTACGAATCCATTTTCAATGCCGCATTAGCTCAGATGGTAGAGTATCGGTCTTATGACATCGCATTAGCTCAGATGGTAGAGCATCGGCCTTTTATGGGTTTTGTGAGCCTGAATGGGCGAGCCGATAGTCGCGGGTTCAATCCCCGCATGCGGTAACCAACACGAATGTCCAAGTGGTGAAGGAGGCAGATTCAAGACCTGCTGCGCAAGCTCATGGGTTCGAATCCCATTTCGTGTACACTCGGGGGACCTCGCTCTCCCACCCCAGCCGTCGTAGCTCAGTGGTAGAGCACCCGCTTTGTATCGATTACGAAGTAGCGGTAGGTCGGAGGTTCAATCCCTCCCTGCGGCAACCTAAGGTCCCCCGGCCGTAAAAACGGAAACTTGGTATGAGATGGAACTCCACATCATACCGAGATGCCTGCCTACACTCGCTCCTCTGCCACTCGCTCTGCGTCGCCGAAGTCGTCCGTCCGCGCCAACTACTCCATGAATGGAGAGCGTTGGACTCAGCAGGAGGAGCGCGATCTGATCCGTATGCTCCGTCATGAGAATGCATCCGTGATGGATGTCGCCAAGGCGCTTCGTCGCAACCCGCTGGCTGTCCACCACCGCGTGGACAAGGTGCTGAACGACCACATGGATGATGGCGCTGTGACTCTTCTGGAGGCGTCAAAGTGGCTGCACCCGCACATCAGCGCGCGTGAGATGTCGGAGGATTTCGCCAATCACATCGCCACCTTCAACGCGTAGACGCTCACAGCCGCCAAGCACTGACCGGCAACATGCATCAGTGCACGGTTGCTACTGACCTTGTTCGACAAGAATGCCCACAGTGTCACTGCCGGGTTGAAGTGACCTCCTGAATAGGGACCCAGCAGATAGATAGCCACTGCCAAGGCCGAACCAATTGCAAGGGGTGTTCCCACAAAGGAGATGGTTGCAATCAAGAGCAGTGTACCAAGAAACTCTGCAAGGATTGGAGTCATTTTCCTTTTGGAGAGACTAAAAACGAAAACTATGGTCTTGTGGGGTAAACAAGAGCACAATGGCAACCGACATCTCTGGCAACCCTCTTCCTCCGCGCGATGACCCTGCCGTCAAGCTCCTGGCGCTGATCCAGGGTATCAAGACGATTGATGACATCTTTGCGCGCATGGCAGATAACTCAACCTTCGAGTCCTTTGTGGAGGCTGGGTGCGCAGCCACAGGCGTGGAGGTTGTGCGTCCTCCCATGACTGAGGCAGAGATGGAGGCACCCGTTCCCGCCACACGGGAGGACTTCCTCTCTCAGACCAACAATAACATGACCCTGAAGCAGCAGTTTGCGTCGCTGGCCAAGTTCAAGGACGTTCCGATGACGTATTCCGAGATGAGGGAGCGGTATGGGTGAGTCGTGGTCGTTCAACGACCAGGGCCAGTGGCATTGGAGGAGCCGTTGAACTGCTTGTAATACTGCTCGTAGCTCATGGTTGGCACAGGCGGTGCGTTCTCCGTCACCTGTGGAATGAACTTCTCATACAACCTTTTGCCTATGACCACCGACGCCTGCTCTGCTGTGATCTCACCCCGCTCTACCTTCCGCTTCATGGTCAGCATCTCGAAGAACGTGGCATCCAACCGCTCCTCGGCGTGCATTTGCCAGAGACTGGGGTAATTGTAAAACAAAACAGAATTCTCCTCCTCTAACTTGGCCATGTACTCCGCGCGAGGCAGGGAACGCCACTTCTTCTTGGATTGGTCCATGTTACGGACAAGTGCCTGAACCTCCGTGGCACTGAGATCTGTTGTGATGATGTGACGCTCTCCAGCCGCAACTTCCTCAGGAGTCAATTCACGAGCCTGCATTATCAGGAGTACTGACAGAATGTATAAGCGGTTTCAACGCAGACACCAACTTCATGCACTCCTCGTGCGCGGTCATTCCCGTCAGAATGATATTTCCCGTTCTGAACACCTTAGCAATCCACTTGGTCTCGGGAAAGTAGATCTTGACTGCAGGATACACCGCGGGCTCGTAATCGGTCTTGACGCCCGCAGCCCGAAGCCCCGCATATAACTGCTCCCGCGACAGGCTCTTGGTCGTGGTCAGCCGGGTCTTGTAGTTCATCAGTACCACGCGGCGGTTCTTCAGTTCCCAGGTTCCCTCGGTGACGGCGGCAGGGCAGTTGGTCTGGATATGCGACTGTAGGAAGGACATCACATTGCGATCGTACTTTTCGTCCAGAACGCCCGTGATGTGAAACACGCCGTTCTGGAAGACCTTGACCGTAATCTCTTTGCGAAGAAGCGTTCCATCTCCATCGCTCATCACCACCACGGTAATCGAATTGTGACCGAAGCCCGTGGTCCGCTTGGGTGCGGCCTTCTTGCTACGGCGCTTGATCAGATCACGCTTGCTTGAGCCCCGAATCGGCGACCCCTGCTTCTCGATCTTGATCAGCGCGTCCGTCAGGGGCAAAGACTCGAGGAGGGTGGTCGTGTTCATCTTCACGTCGAGGGTGTACAGCACCACCATCGTGGTGAGTGTCGGAGTGTCCATGGGGTAACGCCGTGTAAATGCATTCGATTTCGTTTTTCCAGGCATTGGAGAGAGATAACGGAACTCGAGAGATGACGTGGCAAGGGAATGTGCGAATGACCTTGCGAAGGCGCACTTCTTCCATGGGAGTCAACATCCACCCTTCAAGATAGCCGAACCAAATAACGGCTGTCTTGTGGTGGGACAGAATTGCAGTGGCTGTGTCGGCCAAGGCGTCCAGCGGAGTCTCTGACAGGTCGAACACGTCTGCTGGTTTTGGGTGACTGTAGGTATAGATTGTGAGCATTAGGTTACTGATTGGGGGTACTGGTAAGTGTTTTTGTATCCACGCCCAAACTGGTCGGGAGTTGCCAGTTTGCCCGCACATGCCGTGCAGGTCGGTGCGAATTCAACCCGCTTGCATGTCGGGCAGCAGTTGCCGTTGGGTGTGGTCTTGTAGCCTTGGCGCTGGGCATAGACGGCCGGATCCACCTTCTTCAGGGTGGTTTCTCCGCTCAGAATGTGTTGAAGTTCGGGGAATGTGGCACGAGTGTAGCAAGGCAATGTGATCTGCGAGGTCTTGGCGTTCTGAGGAGCCGCGCCGTTGGCCACCGCACCACCTCCAGCATATGCCAAAAAGGCAGAGGCATCCTGCACCGTGTGGCCACCGCCGTAGATCGTGTTTGCCGTGGATGCCGTCGAGGGTGCATTCAAAACAAGTGCACAGGCCGTCTTGGGCACGACCGTCTCGTAGTTGCCCGCTGCCGCCTGCATGCGGATAATCTCGGTCTGGTGTCCAGCATCACGATGAGGGCGGGTGTCCACAATGTTCGGAAGCCGCTGCTTGTGGCGGTTAAGGTATTCACTATAGGACGACATCCTTACCTTCTGCGTGGGAAATTACACTCCAGGATGCGTCAGGAGATGGCGCCGGCAGCACTCCCGCGTCAACCCGAGGGCCGTCATGGCTCGTCCCTCTGCAGTGACGGTGGTGGAGTGGGTGAGATACAGAATCTCAGAGGTCTCGGGGCGCCCATCCTCGCGGCGTCCCTCCTTCACCAACTCGAGGAATCGAAGCCATTTGCCAGCGAGAGGGAGATTGCAGGTGTAACACTTAATCACGATAGGGAAATCCATGCTTCACCGGTTTACTACTTGATCGGCTTCCGTTTTTTCGAGTCAAACAAGTAATGAAGGTCAGGTTCCCCAAGCTCCGCTCAGCAGGTGTTCTCCTATTTGTCGCTGTGATTCTCGGACTGTTCTACTACATCTTCACAGCAAGCCCGTTCCAATCGACCTATGACCCTGATGTGAGCCGCTTCTCTGCCAACTCCATCGATGTGTCCATGGCCAACGGAACAACCAAGCACGAGACGCCGACCGTGTATGCTGCTGGCACCCCGTCCAAGACAGAACTGCTGTTTCCCCCTTCGGCAGAGGACCTCAGTCGCCTTTCGGGTGAATAAGCAATGACGGAGCCGAATCCGTGGTTGGTGGCCTCGAGCGCCTTCATGCTTCTACCCACAGCAGCCTACTTGGCAACCAATGAATACGTATCAGCCGCCATTACAGGTGGATGCTTCGTCTTCTCTGTGCTCCACCACGCAACCAAACCCAACTACCCAGCGATCTGGGCCCTCGACGTTCTCTTTGCAAACCTGTGCGTCTTAGTCTCAATCCGCACCACGTACCAGTGGTTTCCGTGGTCCATCACTGCATGGATAGCATTTGCAGGATACGGGCTCACAGTGTACCATTACGGACACGCTTACTCGATGTTTGCGTGGGATCCAGATCCATGGACATCCACTTGCTGGCACGCGAGTATGCACGGGGTTCATTCGTCATTGGCCGCGTACACTGCTTTAATGGCATCTATTGTCAATTCACAATGAGGCCCAACTATGTGTTGGCCACCTCGAGTTTGATGCTCCTGATTCCCGCGTGGGCTGCGTGGAAGTCGGGGGACACTGTGCGTGTGTGGTACCACGCTGGAGTGGTTGTCATCTCGATCACTTACCATCTCAGCAAACACCCTGTGGTGTTCTGGATTGACTTTGTGGCGGCAAACAGCTTAGTTCCGTCGGCATTGACATTGGCCCACCGAGACTACATTCTCTTCACCTACGTGACCTGCGTGGCCTACTGCTTCGGCATGTTCTACTATGGTCACCTAAAAAGAGACTTGGTGTGGAATCCCGACCCGCGGGTCGCGACTCCGTATCACGTCAGTCTCCATTGGGCGGCGTCGTTCGGCTTGGCCTTTGCGATCCTACTTACCAGTTCATCTCTAGCTCTTGAGCGCTCCAGAACTCCGACGTCCCGTTTGGCAGTTGCCGACGCACCATGAATGGCAGTTTGCGCTGCTCAATCTCTCGTTTGGCCACATTCCACAGGAACATCGGATCTCCCGTCTTGAGACCCTCCAACCCCACAAGGGGCTTGGCGCCGTCTGCAATCTGCTGTGCCCGCGCAGCCAGCATGTCCACATACTCGTACTTGGTGAAGTACGGCTGCGTAACGCGGGCCACCTTCAGGGCCTCCACCACCTCAGGGCGAAAGACAGGCTTGACTTCAGGGTGGTCCATACTCTCTTGTCTTCAAGGTATCTTCTTTCGTTTTCAATAAATGCCGCTCTTGAAGGGAGCCTCGTCTGACTACACTACGTTCCTCAAGTATAACGCACAGACACTGCCGGCACCCGCAGTGAAGTCCGCATCGGCGGGTGCAGTGCCTAGGGCTTCGATCATCGGTACTCTGACTACGGCATCGGCCGTGGCTATAAAGGCATCGCCCCGCACATCCGTCTTGAAGAACTACGAAGCGGTGGTTGCGGCAGCGGCGGAGGTGGTTGCGTCGTTGTATCTTCCCGTGAGTGTGCTTACTGACGTCTTCATTGTGAAATACAACACCAGTGGAGTCGCACAATGGGCAACCACGATCGGTGGAACTGGATCTGACACTTCGTCCACTCTCACAACTGATTCCACCGATGTCTATGTGTCTGGATTCTACACCTCTACTGGAGTTGTTACTCTGAACAATAATAAGACACTCCCGTCTAGTTCGACTGTCCGAGATGGCTATATCGTGAAGTACAACAAAAGCGGAGTCGCACAATGGGCGAACAATATCAAGGGCACTGGAGACAATCGAGTGTACGGGCACAGCGTAAATTCTACCAATGTTTACGCAGCTGGAATCTACACCTCTACTGAAATTGTTACTCTGAACAATAATAAGACACTTCCGATCACTGTGGGTGACCGAGATGGCTTCATCGTGAAGTATGATGCCACGACTGGACTCGCACAATGGGCCAACGCAATCTCTGGAACATTCGCTGATAATCTAAATGCTATTGCGACAGATTCCACAGGTGTTTATGTATCTGGAGTATGTAGCTCTAGTGTTACTCTGAATAACGGGAAGACACTCACTGATTCGGGACTATTTATTGTGAAGTATGACACAGACGGACTCGCACAATGGGCCAACGTGTTCGCGGGGGGGATCCAGGTGCAGGCGGTCTTTACTGATTCCACAGGTGTCTATATATGCGGACAATACACATCTGCTGGAGTTGTTACTCTGAACAATAATAAGACACTCCCTGCCAGTGCTGGGGACCGTGATGGCTTCATCGTGAAGTATGACACCACGACTGGATTCGCACAATGGGCAGCATCGATCGCGGGAACTGGACTTGATTGGCCATTTACGATAACTACTGATTCCACAGGTGTTTATGTGTCTGGACAATACACCTCTACTGGAGTTGTTACGCTGAACAACAATAAGATACTCCCTGCCAGCGCCAACGCTGGAAGTAATGATGGCTTCATCATAAAATACGACGCATCGAACGGAGACGCGCTATGGGCAACCACGATTGCTGGAACCGGAGTTGATCGTGGAATGTACTTGACAATAAATTCCACAGGCGTCTATGTGTCTGGAATCTACACCTCTACTGAAATTGTTACTCTGAACAATAATAAGACACTTCCGATCAGTGTTGGCAACGGCGCTGGCGGCGCCGCCCCCTTCATCGTGAAGTATGACACCACGACTGGACTCGCACAATGGGCCAACGCAATCGGGGGAACTGGATCTCCAAATGGAATCACCGCAGATCAATCAAATGTCTATCTGTTTGGATACTACATCTCTGCTGGAGTTGTTACTCTGAACAATAATAAGACACTCCCTGCCAGCGGCGCTGGGAATTATGATGGCTTCATCATAAAGTACGACGCCTCGAACGGAGATGCGCTATGGGCAACCACGATCGCTGGAACCGGATCTGATAGTGTCGCCGGCATCAAAACAGATGCCACAGGTGTCTACGTGATTGGAGCATACAATTCTCCCACCACCCCAGTCCTGCTGACCAACGGCTCGTAAATTAATCGGCCCCACTCACAAATGCCGAGCTTGTCCGCATCTGACTACACGACCTACGTCAAAAACAAGGCCGCGTATCTGGCCTACCAGAACAACCAGGTGCCCCTGCAGATCCAGCGCACCTACCAGCCTTATGCCACCAAGGCCGCGCTCAATTCCATGCTGACGGCCAGCCAGGCGTCTCTGGCGACCTCGTCGACATCGGCGACATTGCCAATGAGCAAGTTGGGCCGCGTGGTCCCGTACCCCGGCGTCGGGTACGTCAATAACCCTAGAAATCTGTCCACGGTCTCCACGAGCGGTGCGGGCACGCTGCCTGTTGCCCCCAACTCGAAGGACTATGGCCGGACACCGGGTCCTGGACGCCCCCACGTCGCTTAAACACACGTCGCCTTCGTCTCCTCCCTTCGTCGCTCCGCTCCTCAGACGCCCTTCGCGCTCTGCTTCCACATCTCATCGCACACTGCGCATTGGTACATCCAGACTACATTGACGGGGTCCAACTTGATCCCCACAATGTCGGACTCCTTGCCCCGGGTCGGGCAGGTTTGGTTCGGGCACACCATGGTCTTGAAGCGGGGCAGCGTGGAGTCGTACTTCAGGTAGGGGTTGATGGAATACTGCACGGACGTATCCTGCTTGAGGTCGTGCTCGTAGACCACGGGATTCTCCTTCATGATGGGCTCCTCGTAAGGGCAGGAACGGCACTTGAGGAAGGCACCCTTCTTCCCCTCCGCATCCCGCTCCACAATGTCGTACAGGAAATTGGAACACTGAGTGCAGAACTTCATTGTCTTGTGTTTCCCCTAGAGAAACGCTATCCGTTTTCCCTCCGCCCATTCGGGCTTCGGTTTACCCCGCCCAGGCCGCCCCAACCATTCCACGTTCACAGATTTGTGCGTTAAAAACGGACCAATCGCAACTGGATTCTTGTCCCCCCTTCAATACAGGATGCAGCCGTCTAAGCTTCGCACCTTTCTTGAGAAGCACGAATCTGATAAGGGTTCGGGGCAGGAGACTCATCAGCTGCGGGCCATCTGCAAGATGTACAATATCTCGAACGAAGACGATCTCGCGCACTTCTATGACCTGTATGCCGACTATGTCAAGAACGTTGGCATGTTGACCATCACGGAGAAGATGACGCCAATCGGCTCCCTGCGCGTGGATCTTGACTTCGTCTACGAGGGAAAGGTCGAGGACCATCGACACACTCAGGCGCAGGTGGTGTCGTTCGTCAAGGACTACATGAGTGAGGTGAAGAAGTATCACGCCATGGCGGATGGCAGCGTGTTTGAGGTCTGCGTGATGGAGAAGCCGGAGCCGACCTTCTATCCGTCGAAGAATGAGTCCAAGTCGGGGATTCACATCGTGGTGCCCCAGGTCAAGACCAACAAGGGCGTTGAGAATGCGATCAAGAACGCTCTGCTTCCTCGGATGGAGACTCACTTCCCCGGACTGGGTCTGAAGAAGGGGTGGCGTGACGTCTACGATTCTGCAGTGCTGAACCACAGCACGTGGTGGCCGTTGCTCCGTTCGGGCAAGCCGCTCGAGAATGGCGTTCAGCCGCTCCCGTATCGCTTCAAGTATACCGTGGACTGGGATGCCAATACAGGTGATACGACGGTTGATGAGGAGGAGCCGCGGATTACGGCCGACCTGATTCGTAAGTACTCTGTGCGAGCCCACTCTGCAGATGCCTCGCCGTTGACGGAGGCGGGCAAACTGTACGACCGCACAGAGGAGCCCGTGCGCATCTCGGGGGGTGCAGCGGCGTTGCCCGCGCGTGGCCGACCTGCCGTGCGCCCTGGCGATGTGAACTCCCGCGGTTCGTCCCCGACTCGCGTGACAGTGCAGACACCCTTGACAGAGGATCAGTTGCGCCGGTTCCGTGACCACATCTTCAACTTGGCTGAGTTCCGTTACAAGTCGTATCCAGACTGGATTAACACGGGGCAGTGCATGAAGAATATCCACTCGGACCTGGAGGGAACGTGGTTGGAGTTCTCTGCGCAGGATGCAGGGTACAAGGAGCGCGAGGCCATTTCCAAGTGGACATCGTTCAACTTCCGTAACGACGGCGTGCGTCTCAGCGAAAAGAGCCTGCTGCACTGGTCTCGCATGGACAACCTGGAGAAGTACGAGGAGATTGAGCGTCGTAACATTGACTTCCTGGTCAATGAGGCGGTGTCGACACAGACGGAGCACGATGTGGCGTTGGTGGTCTTCTCGATGTACCGCGACATGTACAAGTGTGCCCGGTTCAGTTCGGCGAACTGGTTCCGGTTCATGACGCATATCTGGAAGGAGACGGACAAGGGCATCGACCTGCAGTGCAGGCTGTCCAGTGACGTGGCGCGCAGAATCTGGGACCAGGCCAAGGTGTTTACCCTGCAGATGGAGGACATTCCGCAGTGTCCTGACGGCAAGCACGAGGAGACGACCTGCGACCGTTGTCGGGCGGAGAAGAAGTTGAAGTCCTACACGGAGATGCGCATGAAGTTGAAGACCAGCCGCTTCAAGGAGAATGTCATGCGCGAGTGCCGGGAGTTGTTCCTCGACGAGGAGTTCGTGAACAAGGTGGACGAGAACAAGAACCTAATTGCGTTCAACAATGGCGTGCTGGACACGCTGAAGATGGAGTTCCGTGATGGAAAGCCGGAAGATTACATCTCCTTCTCGACCAAGTTGGACTATGATCCGGATCTCTCCCATGACGCCCATGAGTGCTGGCCTCAGTTGAGCAAGTTTATCCGCGATGTGTTGCCTGACCCCGAGGTCCGCGAGTACTTCCTTGCGTACCTGTCCACGTCTCTCTCGGGTGCCAACGAAGCCCAGAAGTTCCACATTCTGACGGGCACTGGCTCGAATGGCAAGTCGATGTTGATGAACCTGATGACCCAGGCCATGGGCGATTACGCAACCAAGGCCTCCGTGACGATGCTTACGCAGGGACGCGGCAAGACGGGTGCTGCGAATCCGGATTTGGTGAGGCTGAAGGGTCGTCGCTTTGCAACCATGTCCGAGCCCGACGAGGGTGCGGCGATCAATACCGGATACATGAAGGAACTGGCTTCGTCGGAGCGGGTGGTGGGTCGCGATCTCTACGCGGGGTCCAAGCAGATGGTGGAGTTTGACATGCAGACTCGCTTCAACTTCTCTTGCAACGACAAGCCCGTGATTAACACGCAGGATGGCGGTACCTGGCGCCGTCTGGTCGTTGTGGACTTTCCGACCAAGTTCGTGGTGAATCCGATGAAGGGCAATGAGAAGCCGATGGACGAGTCCATTCAGCACAAGGTGGTTTCGACGGAGTGGGCCACATGCTTCCTGTCATATCTGGTGTTTCTGTACAAGGAGGGTAACGGATTCCGTAAACTGACGCCGCCTACAAAGGTCATGGCATATACGAGTGACTACAAGGAGGACAATGACGCGATCGCCAGGTTCCTCCGCGAGAAGGTGCATGGGGTGCCCGAGGTCCCCGTCGGCGCCGAGGAGCGGGCGCCCGTTACACTGGGTGCTCTGCAGGTTGCATTCAATGAGTGGAAGCGCGCGAATGAGCTGATGTACAAGGCAGGTGCGGGAATGCCGGAACTCCGCAAGCGCATGGACGCGACCTATGGCAAGTACCCTATCGGCGGGTGGACCTCTTTCCTCCTCGGCGACGCTTAGACTTGTTGCGGCGACGGTACGTGCGACGACGACCTCCCATCCCGGTGGAAGCCACTGGGGGCGGGGCACCTGTAGTCGTCGGTGCAGGGGGAGCGGTCGCGGATCCAAACGGATTCAACGATGAAACAGACGGCAACCTGTCAGTGATGAACTCGAACATTATGAGTTACTCTGTTTTTATTCTGCAAGGGGGTCACCACCGCGGGCGCGAGCAGCACCGATGCGGCTCAGGACGTAGGTGCGCAGGAGGCCAATCGTGAAGACGACAATCACGAAGGACACGATGAGGCTGATGAGGTCAACCAGCGCCTGTCCGACCTTCAGGGTCGTGGATCCGAACTTGACCGTGAAGGCCGACACGCCGTTCTGCGCCGAAACAGCCGGGGCCAGGAGCGGCATGATGATGCCGTCCGTGAGGGACGCAAAGAACTTGGACACGACACTGCCGAGGTAGAAGGCCGCCGTCAGGATGATGATGTCACGAGTATCCAGCATTTTGTTTTCAGGTTCACATTCTTTTTGGAGAGGTGTATAATGAAGATCCGCAGCGCTGCGTTGGATCAGATGGCAGGCGAGTGCCCATCCTTGCTTGCGTTTGACTGCGAGTTTTGGCACAAGGGTGAGGTCTTTTTGCCCCGTGAGATTGGTGGGTACCATTTGCTCCGCGCAGGAGATTCGTGGAACGTGACGGAACCGTTCTTTGCAGTCTTGCCTCCGCCCCCAGGCCAGTTGAACCGTGTCTCGTCCAAGTTCTCCACCACCACGCCCGAGACGGCCGAATCCCTCGACATTCTGGAGGCAACATCGAAGTTCGCCCCTGAACTGCTGGGTGATAACGACATGGTGAGGGAGTACTTTTTCGACCCCGAAATCATACCCCATATCAAGCACTTTTCGTGGTTGAAGAACTTCATCAAGATCATGTCCCAATCTGTGGTGGTGATCAAGGGGGATATGGACCTCAAGGCCCTGAAGTCTGCATGTCGGACCCAGGGGTTCACCTACCATGCTCCGTTGGGCATCGTGGACATTGCCACCCACAACCCGCAGTTCACCAAGCGCTGTGGAACGGCCAAGTTGGAGGAGACCTACGACTGCATCAAGAAGGAATTGTCTCCTGCCCTGAAGAAGGCGTTTCCTGTTGGCAAGGCCCACGATCCCATCTCCGATGCGGCCATGACCATCCAGATCGCCGCGTGGCTTGCTCAGAAAGATGTTAAGTAGACACAATGGATACCAGGTGGTTCGGCCCGAGTGGGTGGGAGTTATTCCACCTGATTGCCTTCCGTTCGCCCCACCCCGACGATGTCTTGAATCTCATGAAGGATGTGCTGCCCTGCAAATACTGCCGCGCCAGTACCACCAAGTATGTCCACGACCACCCGCTCCGCCTTGCAGGCTCCGACACCTCCTCGGGCCCAGGCAAATGGCTGTACGAGATTCACAACATGGTCAACAACAAACTCCGCACCCAGTGTGCCGACGACCCCACCGTTGTGAATCCTGGACCCGACCCCGCATTTGAGGCGGTCAAGGCCAAGTACATGGCCATGAAACCCACCAAGGTCCCAGGGCGTGATTTCCTGATGTCGGTGGCCTACATCTACCCCGCCAAACCGGAGCAGACAGACATGGCATTGCAGCGCACGTTCATGCACGCGCTTGCCAAGGCCTACCCATTCGAGGAGTTGCGGACTGTGTTCGCAGCCTATGTGGATGCCCACGAACCTGCCTTGGAGTCCCAGCGTGTGTACACAAAGTGGATGTACGGACTTCTCAAGGCATTATCCTCGAAAACGGGTTCGCGGATCCCCACCTACCGAGGATATTCTCACCATGTGGCATACTACAAGAGTGGGTGCTCCAAAAAGTCCTACCACGGAAAGACCTGCAGAAAGATGCGAGGAGGCGGATACACCAAGCAACGAGACCACGGGCGGACTCATCGGATTTCACACAGAGAATTACTTGGCTAAACAACGAGACGAGCGCGCCACGTTGTGTATGCAAGTGTATCTTATGTGTTGGTTCGTGTTTACGGTCTATGTGATCTGGACTGCACTTACATCATCCCCATGAAGCCCTTGCGAGACTTGCGGCCCGACTTGCGGCCACGGCGCGTCTTCTTGCCAGACGAGCCCGAGGACGCCGACTTCTTGTAGGTCAACTTCGCCGCCTTGATCACCTGCGAGAGGCCCATGCCCTTCTTGTAGGTACCCTTGCGCTTCATGTCGGCCATTGTGGACTTGACGTGAGAGAGCCAAGCGTTCGCCATTTTGTTAGTTCAGCAAGAAAAGACTCAGACACGCTCGATGAATCCAGCACCTGACCCTGCCAGGTTCCACTGACATCCAGACGCGACAACCTCATTGTCGCCCGCATACACATTTTTGGACTTGTCGGACACGACCAAGACCAAATGATGTGACGCAAACTGCCTCAACTCCTCCGGCTCGCGGGGGTGGAGGGCACGGGCATAGTCGAGGCGCCGCAGGTTCGACTCGCCCCACGAGAGCGTCACCAACGAATCCAGATCGGATCCACGAGTCTCGGGGCCAGACACCAGGATGAGCTTGTTGGCCAGCGAATCGAGGGGGACCTCGGCCAGCTCGGGCGTGGGAGGCACGAGGTGGCGGTGCAGGGTCTCGCGCAATGACTTGGCCACTGCATTGAGGGTCACGGTGGTATCCGTGTGGAACACCAAGGACAGGATGAACGGGTCGCGGCTGGGGAAGGCTTGGTTCAGGATGGTGACACAGATAGGCTCGAACTTGTTCTCCGATTCCCCACCCCGCAGGCTGCTCCCCAAGACGACAGGGCGATCCTGCTGGTCGGATCCGATGTGGAGTTCCATCAGCCGCATGCCCTTCTTGATCACCGACACAGGGTCCTCGTAGGCCGCACCCGCCACATAGTAATCGGCCACGCGCTTTCTAGGGGTGTTGCTGGGCATTTCTGAGTCCACTTCACGCGTCAGCAGGTATCCTGCGAGAGCCATTGCGGACACGCCCAACAGAACTTCCATTGTGTAGTCGTTCGACTACTTTTCGGGCATTTTGAACAGGAGATTGCGGAACGCATTCATCTCGTCGTCAGGAATACGACGGTCCATCGGAAGGTTGAGGAGACACGCGTAGTGGAAGTACAAACAATACATTCCGCATTCAGAGTCCTTCTGCTGGTGACGAATGGTATTGTAGGAGAGCCGCATGGGTTCCTGTCCCGACACGGCGTCCCATTGTCCTTGCCACCGCGTCATCAGTTCAATGATCTGCGGTTCGGGTTGGTGGGCGTAGGAATCAAAGTACGTCATCCGGGGATATGCCAGGTCAGACCGAATGTCGACGAAGGCCGCGATCCAGTGTTCACCCGGTCCGTCGGAGGTGTCGGTGTTGAAAACAATGCCGATCCGCGTCTTGCCCTTCTTGGCCAACTTGTCCAGTCGCATGGAGCACAGGGCACTCACGATGCACTCGGACAGTTCGGTCTTCTTGTCAAAGTCGATGGGCACACAGCCGACAAAGTAGTAGCCGTCAAACAACTTGGCATACTGTCGTTCCACCTTGTCAATGTCATCGCTCGATAGCCAGTCCGTGCGCTTCTGTGCCCAGTCAGGAGGCGCGTTGGGAGGAGCCATCAAGGAGGACACAATGCAGGAGGGTGTTCCTTCAGCGCACTTGGAGTGGAGGCGCTGTTGGAGATCAGCCCACATCTTGGTCGGGGATCCCTTGGCGATGGGGGCTTCTTTGCGATGGGTTGAACTGTAGACCTCGGCAAGGCGCTTGATTTCCTTCGCGTCAAACAGCGATCCTACGGCCATTGTTAAAAACGGACGCTTTTAATCTTGCTAAACGAAAGACAACACGATGGAAAACCTCAAGCCCGTTCTTAGCAAGTATATCCAGACCACCAAGCGTTTATCGGAGATGAATGCGGATATCGCTGAGGTCCGTGACATCAAGCGGACTTTGGAACTGGATCTGGCCGCTGTCTACGCCACTAACGTTCTGCCCGATCGCATCGAGCTGAAGGAGTCCAAGATGACCTTTGCGGTCAAGCGCCCCAACCAGTGGAAGAAGGGTTGGACGCTGTCCAAGAAGACCTTGGAGACCTATCTGCGTGACATCCTGGGCGAGAAGGGCCAAGAGGTCATGAAGGAGATTGTCCGTCGTCATGAGCCGACTCTGACGGAGGATGATTTCGGATTCGAGTTGAAGTTGATGGGGTCCTCGTCGTCTTCGGCCGGCGGACTCGACCCGTGAATGTACAAGATGACCGTGGGGTTCGCGGCCCAGTAGGACACGCGGACGAACCCTAGACAGCAGCAGGCGCCTAGGGCGAGGAGAACAAGAGATGTACTGACAACTTCAGTGGCGCTCATTGGAGTATTGTTTTTGCTTGGGTGTAGACGGGTGGTGATGCCTTGAGGGTCTCTTCCATCTCCCGAAGGAGTTTGGACAATTCATTGAGGTGTCGTTGGGCTTCCTTGGCGTTTTCATGGGGTAAGAATCCGTGTTGAATACGAGTGACTGCGCACGACAAGGTTTGCTGAGTCTGAAGCACGCGGTGAGCCAGCGTGCACAGATGCTTCACCATGAACGTGATATGCGTTAATGCCAGAAAATATGTTTAAGCCCGACGGCGACGACGGGTGCGGCGGCGACCACCCATCGGCGGCGGAGGAGGAGGGCCCCGACGACCAGTGGAGGGATTCGTCACCGAGCCCAGCGGCCCAGAAGGAAGCGGAGGCGGAGGAGGGATATAGGAGGCCTGATTCTTGGCCTTCTGCTCCTTCAAGTACTCCTTAAACAGTGGCTGCTCTGTGCCGATCACACCCCCACGGCGGCGGCGGGAACGGCGGCGGCCACCAGTCGAGTCCAGAATGGCATAGAACTTGTTCACGTCCTCCTCCGACGCAGTCTCCATCCACACCCTGACAGCATCGGCCTTACCTTGGAGGTTATCGTCGCTGACTGCCGAGTATCCCGTCACCAGTTCTGCAATCTTCTTTTCCTGTTCATCCGCCTTACGGACCTCCTCATTGTGGGCATCAATCTTGGCTTTCATTTCGGGAGTAAACCGAAGCGTGAGACCAGCGCCGCCACGACGACGAACCGAACGAGTACGACGAGCCATTTACCATTACACCAAGAAACTTCACAGGCCGTCATCTTCCCGTTCCTTGAAGTACTCGAGCAGTTTATCCGCAACAACCTTGTCGGTGACTTCGAACACTCCGCTCCAGTTGGGACGCACGATGCGCTGCACGTCTGCGATCCCGTCGACGATCTGGTGGCGGTCCACATACTTGCGGTTCTTGTGTGTTCCGTGCCACAGGTGGTAGACCTTACCCGGCGTGCAGGACATGGTGGGCTTCGGCATCCTGCGGTACTCGGTGAAAGAACGCAGGAAAGCGGGTTTGAGATAGCCCTTGGGGAACTCGACGCCCATCCACGCCGCCGTGCTGAGGGTGTCGCCGCTGCCCGTGATGGCGTACTCATAGAATCCGTACTTCTTGAACCACGACCGCTTGAACGCCCACGCGAACCCTGGGTGGTAGACGTGGTCATAGGTCTTGGCCCGATTCATGTAGACGACGGACGACCGTTCCAACATGGCCTTGGTGTAGGTGACATCCAGCCACACGGCCGACGAGAAGGGCTGCACAACCTGGTGGGTGGCCAACTTCTTGGATGTGTCGACATACCACGACTTGCTGGTGAACACCAAGTCCGCATCGATGAAGACCACCTTGGAGTAGCGCCACGGAATGCGGTTCTCCAGGAGACGGCACAACTGCTCCTTGTTGAACAGGACATTCTTGGCCCTCATATGGAAAGCATCGGCAATCTCTGGTTCCTCCTTGCCGTAGACCAATTCAAGGGTGTAGTACGGCAGTTTGGCACGCTTCAATTTTTCCACTGTGTACAAATAGTTCATCAACATCCGTTTGGACTTGGCGGGGTTGAAGAACACCAATCCAACGGCCATGTCACGGATCAAGGGGGTGTCGTAGATGCAGGTGGCTACATCCACGACAGTCTGTGTTTTCGGAGGCTCCTCGGGGATGCCTGGTCCAAGATTGTATGCAAAGGAGAGTGCCTGTCCCATTACTGCTTACGGCGAGAGGTTTTGCGGCGGAGGCTACGACGGCTGCGACTACCTCCTGAAGGCGCGCTGCGAGGCGGCGGCGGCCGTGCTGCTGCGCCCTTCCGATATTCTGACGCAATCTGTGTTGCTTTTGCTGTAATTTGGGCCTTGACCTGGTCGAGCGGTGGTTTGTTGTTAAGTTCGCTGGTAGGACTGACAATATTGATCGACATCTGGGTCAAACGTTGTATGAGATCGGGGTCGAGCGCGTTCAGAAACACCTCCGCTCCGAGAACAAGTTTTCCCGTGCGGAATCCATCGGTCAACGCGTTACGAGCCTCGTCTTCGGTCTTCACGCGCGCACGCGACGCCTCCTCCGCTTTTTGCTCCTTGTTAAGGAAGACCGACATTTACAATCTCCCCGACAAAAAACGAATCTACCGCACTCTAGTCTTGCTGTCTAGCATGTACTCGCCCTACAACCCAGGCAACCGCGTCTTTACCGAGGCTGATATTCATCGTATCCTCCATCGCCATGGTCTTCCCCATTATCGTGTGACGCATCGCAAGGTGTTTCAGACGGCAATGGTCCACACGACCTATGTGCGCCGCTCTGAATATACCACCCCCGATGGACAACCTGCAGAGTTGGCGCCGTGTCCTCACGGGGTGATGCCGCTGCAGGATGAGAGTTACGAGTGTCTGGAGTTCGAGGGGGATTCCGTGCTGGGTGTGTGTATCGCCACCTACCTGCGGAAACGCTACCCCGAGAAGAAGCAGGGGTTCTTGACGGATGCACGCAAGGAGCTGGTGAATAATGAGCGGTTGGGCGAGCTGTCCAAGACCATGGGTCTGAACCGGTTCTACGTGATATCCCGCCACAATGAGGATTCGGTGGCCATTGACGGGCGCAATAACGCCAAAAAGTTAGGGGATATCTTCGAGGCCTTCCTCGGGGCGTTGTGGACAGACTGTGGCAATCGGTTTGCCGTCGTCTATGCATTTGTGACCACTGTGATGGAGACGTACCTGGACATTGATGAGATTGTGAACTCGGCCACGAACTTCAAGGACCTGTTCCAGAAGCACTGTCAGCGGGAGTTTCGCTGCACGCCCGTCTACGAGATGCGCTCCAACGACCCCAAGAAGAATCAAATCGAGGTGGCCGTATTGGTGGAGGGCAAGGTCTATGGACTCGGAGTGGGAAGCACACGGAAGAAGGCGGAACAAACAGCCTGTCGGGAGGCGCTCACATCAGTCGGGGAAGTCCCTTCTTGAACGAGCGACGACCGCCTTTGGGCTTCGCCACTCCGTCTGGACCCACCACCATTGACTCCCCTGTCTTGGGTTCTGCGATGAGATCCCCCTTCATCCTCTCGAGAGGTGGTGGCCCTAAGACAGATTCGTCCTTGGTCTGTAGTTCAGCACCGACGTCAATATCCTTTTCCTCTTCGGGTGGTCCAGCCGCATCAGCCGCGGCCTTGACATCGGCGGGAGTCTCTGTTACGACCTTGATTGCAGACGCATTTGGCCCTTCGGGACTCTCTATCATCGCTTTGTTCAGTTCGTCCTCTTTGGACCGTTGAGCCAATTCTAATTGACCAACTGCGCTGATGTCCGCTGACTCTGGGGCCGCTGGGGGCGGTGGGGCTGGCGCGACTGGTGCTGGTGCTGGCCCGTTGTTTCCGCGGGTCTCGTCGGCTTTTTCCATGTACCGTGTCGCGTAGCTGTCCTCTGGGACTTCGAACGGTTCGCCAATCTTGTGCCTCCCACCGCACTGCTCTTTTGTTCCACTCATTACGAGGAAACTTCGAACAACATTCACCACATTCTCCTGCGTTGCATACCCACCAAAAAGGTGGTTCGTTAGATTCACGGCTGCCTTACGGGCGTAGTAGCATTCACTGCGTTGGGCTGGGGTAGTGTTCGCGTAGAGTGACAGCCCCGAGAGTCCTTTCAGAACCGACAGAATGTCGTATACGCGGGCAATTTGGACGTAGTTCGTCTCGGGCCGCTCGCGTTGCGCAGGGCTGTCCAGCCATGTCGTGAATCGGTTCATGTCGGCCTCGGTTGGAAGCTGGTCCTTGTAGACAACATCGTATCCTCCTTTGGCTCGAGGCGTTATGGTTGGGCGATCGTATGTCTGACCATACAATTTCCGTATCCTCTTGAACAATCGCGCAATGTAAAAGTGCTGCGAAAAGCCCATGCTGTAGTTCGGGTACTTGAATACCTCCAAGAGAGCGTCTCGGAAGATGCGGCCTGGTGGCACATCTTTGGCCGCATCGCGAATCTTCATGCGTCCAACATCGTGGATAACGGGTGTGCCATCGAACATAACCGCCATGTTCCTGCGGTGAAGGTCAGTGTGGATAATCTTGCCGTCGATGCGGAGCAGAACGCGCAAGAAGGCACACATGGCATTGCGTTGTTGGATTGGGTCAAGATCGAAGACATCGCTCTTTTGGGTTCGGGTGACGAGGCCGAACCATTTGAACTGAAAGTCTGGGTTGAACCGATGCTGAAGGCGTTCGAGTTTATCTGCCTTCACCTTTCCATCGGCCCCTTGTTTCTTAACCCGTATAAGGGTCCTAAAGTAATTCACGATATAGATCGTGTCTAGTTCTGCCACCAAGTTGAAGTGCATCTTCACAAACGGCTCATTGAAGGGCGGAGTCGTGTTCATCAACCCCCTGACCATTTTGTGAATCTCGAGTTCGCCATCGCCTTCAGAGACCATGCGAACGACGGGGTTGTATTTGGCGATCCACCCGTTAAGTGGTTTGTTCGCCTCCAACTCAAGCCTGTCCTTTTCCTCTTGGGTGGTGAATGTAGGCGTCTCCACCAACATAATCGGGAATCCGTTCCATTCGTAGTCATTTGGGTTGGGCTGTTCATTGTTGAACACAGGTGTATCCGCTCCTGCCCACTTGAATAAGCCGCCCGTTTGCGGGGCAAGTTCCTTGGCATACATATTGTCACGCGTGTTCTTGTAGCCCTGCTTGACATAGAAAGGAACGGCGTCGGGAAGGGCATCCAACAACACCCGTTTCTTGCCGTTGAGAGTCGCCATGGACTCCACGAACTTCAGGGCGTTGGCTCCCACGCCCTTGCCACGCGTGGACTCATGGGCACACAGCGCATCCACCTCGAGATCGTCGCCAACGAAGTTGATAATTGCGAATCCCTTGGCCTTCTCAATGGGGAGGTTGCCGAGTGGGTGCTTGGCTCGCAGAATGTCGACCTCGTGCTTCTTGCCAAAGAACAGAATCAGTGCAGCCGAATGGGGCACCTTGGTCAGGTAGTTGGCGTCGATGGTCTCGTTTCCATTCACGCGGCAAATGTCCGCGAGGGCTCCCGCCTGCCCAACGGGGAGTCCCACGATGCGCTCCGTGTCAGGTGGGGTCTTGATTGACTCGTCCTTGATGTAGACGATGTGGGTCTTGTTCCGTTCGATGGTGTCATTCCGCTGCTTGCGAGTGCGTCGGCCCGCCTTGATCGGCTGCGTCTCGAGGATGTGCTTGCGGCAACTGACCTTCTTGAGTGTTCGTCCCTTGGTTTGGAGAACGGACTTGGTACAGACGGCGATGGCGCCTTGGTCAGGTGTGGATCCGGGGCGGGCCTTGAGGGTCTTGCGGACCTTCTTCACGCATCGGCAGAACCTGTCGACCTGCGGCTCCCGCATTGTTCAATCGCAGAAGAATATATCCTCGCAAAAGATAAACACAATGGGCGGTGGTCTTCTTCAGCTCGTTGCCTATGGAGCACAGGATGCCTACATCACGGGCAACCCCCACATCACCTTCTGGAAGGTCATGTACAAGCGTCACACCAATTTTGCCATGGAGGCCATGCGCGTCAACTTCACCGGCACGGCCCAGTACGGCCAGCGCGTGGTGTCCATCGTGAACCGCAACGCCGACCTGATCTACCGCACCTACCTCGAGGTCACCCTGCCCGACACAACAGCGGTCGCGACGGGTAACACGAAGGACATCTACTGGACACCTGGTGGCATGCGCCGTCTCGGATTCCTCATGCTGGAGAAGGTCGAGGTGGAGATTGGTGGCCAGATCATCGACCGCCACTACGGCGAGTGGTGGTATTTGTGGGAGTCCCTGACGGCGTCGGTCAACCAGGTCAGCAAGGGCGACCAGATGCTCGGTGGCACCGTCGGCGGCCGAACGAGCACGCTCACCAACTGCAATGGGCGCCCGAATGTGCTCTACATCCCGTTTGGCTTCTGGTTCAACCGCAACCCCGGTCTTGCCCTGCCGCTTATTGCCCTCCAGTACCACGATGTCCACTTCAATGTGTACTTCCGTAAGGCCACCGACTTGGTGACGACGTACAACACGTGGGACCCCGCGAACCCGCCGACTTACACTGGTGGCGTGAACTGGCCGAGCATCGCGGCCGCTGCGGGTGCTCTCCCGCCCCCGAAGGATGCCGCCATCTACATTGACTACATCTACCTCGACACGGATGAGCGCCGCCGCTTTGCCCAGGACTCGCACGAGTACCTCATCGAGCAGCTCCAGTACTCCCTGCCACAGACGGTGACCTCCGCCCAGGCCCGCCTGGACCTGACGCTGAACCACCCGATCAAGGAACTGGTGTGGATCTTCCAGGACGCTCGCCGCCTGGACTGCTCCCTGCCGACAGGTCGCCCGGCCGACTTCTACACGGGCAACACCATCACGGTGGGTGGCAATGGAGCGACAACGCAGTCCGTGGGTGGCTACACGCAGCCGTTCGCCTACGATGACATTGTCAACCGCGCCCGCATCCAGCTCAACGGACAGGACCGCTTCGATGAGCGCTATGGCGATTATTTCTGGAAGGTCCAGCCGTACCAGCACCACACGGGCGGCGCGATGCCCATCCTCAACTCCTTCGTGAACACGACGGATGCGACGGTTGTGAAGGATATTGTCTACCAGGGAGCGGTCAACCCGATCAACATCTACTCGTTCGCTCTCCAGCCGGAGGAGCACCAGCCGTCGGGCACCTGCAACTTCTCGCGCATCGACACGGCCACCCTCGTGTTCGACTCCGTGAAGGCCGGTGGCACATCTGGATACCCGACCAAGAGCACGCCCTTCGTGTTCCGTCTGTATGCCATCAACTACAACGTCTTCCGCGTCATGAGCGGCATGGGTGGCCTGGCGTACAGCAACTAAACATCTTGAACAAGAACAATGAGTGGACTCAAAAGCATCGGAGACATCGGGGCGATAGACGCCGCAACCGACAAACTAAAAGGTCCAGACATGACACCCAACACAGAAGCGCAGAAACATGCTGCTCAAATGAGGAAGGCCATGTGCGGGCACATTACAGACATTGCAAAGAAGCAGGCATGTGAAGCGCGTGTCCAGGTCAACGCAGGACGTCGCAAGACCCGTGGCCGTCGTGGTCGCAAGAGCCGTCGTCGTATCACTCGCCGCCGCTAGACCTTTGCCTTCAAATCCCACTCCGTAATATCCAGATTCGGTGTACATCCACGAAGCCCTAGCGTCTGCTGAAGCATGATAGGTGCATCCTCCCCAACTCCTGGACACTTCACGTGATCGTAGCCCAAAATGTGGCCGATCTCATGCGAGACCATATACTGCCTGTAATTGTCAAGGTTCTGTTTGCTAGGTCCTGCACCATGCAGCCATCGTACCGAGTTCAACCACATCTGACGGCCTCCAAGTATCGCACAGGACAGGCTGTCATCGCACCCACTCTTGCGGAGAGTCTCACGAGATGAGAGCCGAATCACAACTGCGGGCCTGTGGTTGACCCACTTGAACCGATACCCATGCCCTTCCCATCCGTTAGGGTCTGAGAGGTAGATTTGCACCAGGTCAATGAACTCTTGGTTAGGAAACTTGACGTCGGGGTCAACCGACGCTGTGTAGGTCACGACCTTCATTGTCTTTGGAAACGGAAAGTTCCCAGAAGAGCATGAGGAGAGTGTTGACATGAAGTGTCCACACTGCAAAAAGAAGAGCCACCTTGCATTTGCCTGCGTCTGCGGCGTCGAGTTCTGCGTCAAGTGTCGGACCCCGGAGGTTCACGAGTGTATCGTCAAGGAGGAAAGGAAAATTGAGTTAACTAAGGTAATTGCAGATAAACTTCCAGAGCGCATCTAGGTCTCCAGCGGAGGCATGTCCGAGTAGTCCTCCATCTCCTCCAGCGGAGGCATCTGAGACAACTGGTGGGTGTCTAGTGAGCGCCCATCGATGGCATTGTAGAGCGCCATCTGGAAGCGCTCAGCCCACGCGACAGTCACATTGTCGCGCTCAAGGGTGCAGGCCAGCGTCTGACCCTCCTCCCTGTTGATGAGGATCTCAAATTTGAACTGCTTGACGGCTCCGTTGGGACCATCGGACCAGGTCAGGGTAGCCACCTCCCATCCCTCCTCATTCGGAGGCACGATGGCGACGGAGGGCGTGTCGTTCATGTAGGCAAGCGCGGTGTGGATGGCGTTGGTGAGGAAGGCGGACATTCTAGCGATGAGGTTGTCTGGCCCAGGGCCTGCGAATCCGTTTTTGGCTGTGGGGCGACCCGCAGGGAGAATCGTTGAAAATGGATTTGTCCAGTCCAGACTATACTCTCTCTGGGCGGCTATCACAATATAATCACCCAACATCTTCCAACTCTCCACACTCTTCCAACTCTACTCTCCACTCTAAAATGTCTTCCTCCCTCACGTGCACTCGCGAGCAGGTCGAGATCGCGCTCGACGCCATGTGGGACGACATGGCCGCGAAGTACAACACGATCGAGGATGTGAAGGCACGCCTCGTCGCCACCATCTGGCCGCAGCAGCTGGCCGCGATCGTTGTGTACACGCCCCCGCAGTCGGACTCCGAGTCCGAGGGCGTCAAGCGCGGCCGCAAGAAGGGTCCCATGACCGCTGAGGCGAAGGCGGCAATGGTGGCCAAGCGGGCCGCCACGATCGCGGCGAAGGTTGCGGGCACGGTGGTGCCCAAGGCCGAGAAGCCCGCGAAGGTGGTCAAGCCTAAGGCCGAGCCTAAGGTGAAGCTTACCAAGGAGGAGCGTTCCTCTGCGGCGAAGGCGCGCTACGCGGCGCTCTCGGAGGAGGCCAAGGCGGCCATCCGCGAGCGCATGGTCACGGTTCGCGCCGCGAACAAGGCCAAGAAGGCCGAGATCCTCCAGGCCCGCGAGGAGGCCAACGAGGAGGACTAAACAAACCCAACAAAAACCCTTTACAAAAACCTTACCAAACATAACCCACAAAACCACAAAAACCACAATACAAATGAGGCAGAGGATCAACCGAAGGGCAACGATGGCGAGTAAGGC